TGTTTTACCTTTGCGTGACCCATGGGTTTCTGCAAAGGCAAAACAAATATTAAGAATACACAATGAGAAAATGGCAAGAGTTTGAAAACAAAACACATTATTATTACAATGATGAAGATGGTCTGATAATAGGACAAATTCATAAATTTGGTAATTCGATGATGGTGTACACTGCATCAGTAAAACCAGATAATGTCGATCAAATTCTAGGACAATTTATCAGTGGTGATTTTGCAAAAAAGTCTGTTGAAAAATATTGGGATATTCAAGATCGAACATTGTTGGAGTGAATATGAACGAACAAATTAAAGAACTTGCTGAAGAAGCTGGATGGGATAATCACCACTCACAATTTGATACTAGGATTGAAAAGTTTGCTGAGTTGATTATCAAAGAATGTTATGAACAATGTAAAGGTCAAATGCTTTCTAACGAAATAACAGAAACATGTGATTTAACTTACAATGATGGTGTAATGGACTGTGCTATTGGTTTACTGCAACATTTCGGTATTGGTAAATTATCGGGCAATAATCTAAACAAAGTTATCACTGATGGTGCAGAACAAATGTCAGATAAAGGCTACAGTGAAAGCACCAAAGAAAAGTATAATGAGGCAGTTAAACAACGGGAAGAATCACTGAGAAACCGTAGTACATATTTTGGTAATGATGTATGAAATATCGCATAAAAGAACACCGAAACGGTAGTGTTAGTAAATATTATACTGTAGAATTCTTAAAGAAAAACTTATTGTGGGGTGAGTCTTGGCGGGTTGAGAGCAAATATGTTGTACCAAAAATATATCTTCCGATTAGATTTGTTTCATTATCAGAAGCACAAGAATATATTAATGCACAAACAATTATTTGTTGTATTGTTGAAGAAGGTGATGTATAATGAACGAACGAATTAAAAAATTTGGGGAGAATAAAGAATGACTAAAAAGTTTGTTCGACCAACCAAAGAAGAATCAGCAGCAAGATTGGCTGCTGATATTGCTGCCAGCAAGAAAATATATGATGCCTTCATTGGTCATGATATGTTGGACGATGATGGTTATCCTACTGATGAAGCCATGCACATCATTGAATCATGGCACTGGACTGATCCAAAAGGTTGGTTTGATTTCATCAACAGCATCTGGCATCTGAAATCCTGGGGCTGGGGTGAAGGTGAAACTAATCATGAATACCGAAAAGATAAAAAGGTGTATCGCTATGACGTTTCAACTGCTGGTTGGAGTGGCAATGAGACCATCATCCAGTATATGAAAAGAAATGACATGATGTGGCACCTCAATTGGGTACAATCGCGCCGTGGCGGACATTACATTTTTGAACTATATGAATTTAAGGATGATGAATAATGAGTGATATTCTAGTTATAGTGATGTTAGTATTCTTATTTTATGGTGAACCTGATGTATGGGATAAGTTGCATGATCGTGCGATGGCTGCGGCCAGTGTCGAATGTAGTAAATAATTTAAAAGGAAAAAAATGACTGAAATGACTGTTGATACACCTGAACTGAGTATGCAAAAATTGCTTGATGCTTTTTGTTATGTAACATATTGTAAAGCAAATGGTAAACCATATAAAGATTCGATTGCATATTGCCAAATTCTTGACCGTGGATGTGAACTACATAATTTTGAAGAAGTGCAAGTTAAACACCGCAAAGCACAAATGCAAGTTGTTGTTTGTGAGACACTATATCCGGAGTTGAAAAACAAAAATATTTAACAGGAGATTTTATGAGCACAGAAGAAGATAAAGAACGGCATTCTAAACGGTTACTCCAAAAAGAAAACCATATTAATCGTCAAATGAAAATAAGAAAGGCTCATAAGTTTACACAAGACATTAACAATGAAATTCCACACAAGTATCATAAAGTAAGTGGTACAACCTGTGGGGTTTCGAATTGTGTAATGTGCGGTAATCCAAGAAAAACTTGGAATGAAAGTACAATTCAAGAAAAAAGTTTCGACCAAACCAAACAATGGGTGGAAGAAGAAATTTAACTGTTGTTTTCTGGCAACACCATAGTTGCCAATTGCCACGACACCTGTATAATGGTCTCTATTGAATTGATAAGGAGACAACAGGATGTCGTGGAATCTCGAAGGTAAAAAAGTTTCTGGTAAGTATCTGGGTGAATTCCCGTTCACTGGAACAGTCACCTCCACCCGCATTAAGTATGGCGGTAAAGTCACCAATACAATACAGCTGGACACTCCCCTGGTGGTTTATGGTGCAGACCGTGATGTTATCCTCATGGATTCTGATGAACTGGTTGTGTTGTAGGAAAACAACACACTGTTGCCATTTGCCACAATGCCTGTATAATGGTTTGTATTGATTGATGAGGAGACTATATTATGATTCTGAATAACACCCCGCAAAACGAAGCAGTCCTGTCCAATGTAGGTCAAATTGGCGAATTCAAAATCCGCAATTCTGCGAAGGCTTTTAACATTCTATCCAGTGGTCTTTATGCAAATAAGATTCGCGCTGTGATTCGAGAATTGTCCTGTAATGCTGTTGACAGCCATGCTGCTGCAGGTAACATGGACACACCTTTTACGGTTCACCTGCCAACCACACTAGAACCATGGTTCTCAGTGCGGGACTTTGGTACGGGTCTGAACCACGATCAGGTAACAAATATTTACACCACTTATTTTGAATCTACTAAAACCAATTCCAATGATTTCATTGGTGCATTGGGTCTTGGTTCAAAATCTCCATTCTCTTATACTGATAACTTTACTGTTACTGCCATTCAAGATGGCGTAGAGCGTATTTACTCCGCATTTATTAATGATGAGGGTGTTCCTTCTATTGTTAAGATGGGTGAAGAATCTACTGTAAACGAAAATGGTGTGGAGATTAAATTCTCTGTGAATGAACGATATGATTTTAGTAAATTCATTTCAGAAGCACAGGTTGTTTACCAGTATTTTGCATTGAAGCCTACTGTTATTGGTGTAACCCATTTTGAATTTTCTGAAGTGCAGTATGAATTCAAGGATATTATTCCTGGTGTTCATTCTCGTGCTACCGATTTTAGCAGAACCTCATCTGTTGCTGTCATGGGTAACATTGCATATCCAATTAATATTCCTGCATCTAATACTGAATTGGGTAATCTTCGTTCATTGTTGGATTGCAACCTTGTAATGTACTTTGGTATTGGTGAGTTGGACTTTCAGGCATCACGCGAAGGTCTATCATATATTCCACAAACAATTGAATCAATTAAACGCAAACTGGAAACAGTGAATGGTCAATTGACTGTTCGCTTGGCTGAAGAAGCAAATAAGATTGCCAATAAGTGGGAACGATCCATTTTTCTGTATAGTAAAGCACGTACCGATCTGTGGAAAAATTCGGTGCTTCAGTATGTAAAAGATACGGCATTTGAATTGGTTGAATTGTCCAATACAGGTTATTCAACCAGTCGATATCGTTTTGAATTGATTTGTTCTGACCTTGCAAGTAAATTTAATGTCAAGTTGCGTGGTTTTAATATTCACCGTGGATCAACTACCTGTTCCATGATTAAGACTGACCATAAGAATTTTGGTTTGCTTGATAATGATGGTTATAGTGTTCGTCAGGAATATATTGATCTGCCTGTTGATGTGTCTGTTAGTTTGGTTATTAATGATACCAAGCTTGGTGTAACAGAACGTGCCAAATACCATTGGAGAAATAAAACCAGTAATAACAAATATTCTGAGAATGTTTTTGTTGTTGAGGTTGCAGACAAAACAAAACCAATTAAGGTTAAAGAATTCTTGGAATCGATTGGTAATCCACCAGAATCAAATATTATTCTTGCTAGTACATTGGATACAAAGGATCGTGTATCATCAGGTAAAGCTTTAGGTAAAAATATTTCATTGCTTCGAATGGAAGAGCGAGGAGGACCTAGGCATCATTCTAGTTCCAATCAATTGGTGTGGCGTGAAGCACCCAATCTAGGTGAACTGGATGATACACAAACCTATTACTATATTCCGTTGTCCGGTTTTGTTCCTGAGTTTACAACACGAAGCAGTCTTTCAGCACAGGAAGTTGTCCGATTACTCAATGCATCTGATGTGCCTGAACTGAATATACATGTTTATGGTGTTCGTAAAACAAATATTGAAACGGTTAAGGGACTGCCAAACTGGAAGAACCTTGAGGAATATCTGTTGTCTCTGATGGATAAACTTCAGGATGTTGAACGGGTTGCTTCTTCTCTTAATTCTATTGATAAGAATGCCGTTTCCATGTTTGATTTTTCGGTAATCTCTAAACAGATTGATGCGAAAAGTCCTATGGCAATCCTGATGGAGAAATTCAATAACTTGCCAAGATGCGGTAATTGGCGTACAATACACCAATTGGTAGAAATGTTTGTGAAAGAACGTAAGGTATATACTACCGACCTCGCAAAAGAGTTTAATGATGAGTTTACAAAAATGAATGAACGATACCCATTGATTGCTGTGATGGATACATATCGTGCATCAAGTGATGATGTTTCAAATTATATTAATTTAGTTGACCAAGTGAAAGGCATTTAAAATGTTCCCATATCTTATACAAGGTAATAATATTGTAGTGGTTATCAATAACAAACCACATACTATTAGCAAGACTCATATTACCTATGAGAAAGTAAAAGAAGCAATCAAAGCAAATGATTGGCAGACTGTTCAAGACATTATCGAACCAAAGAAAATGGTTCTGAATTATGGCAAAGGCAATGTGTCTATTCAAGGTGAAAAACTGTTCTGGAAAGGTGAGGAATTGCATAACGCAATTGCTACCCGTATGATCCAGATGTTGCAAGATGATTTCCCCATTGAACCACTGGTTCTGTTTATGGAAAATCTGATGAACAACCCGTCTTATCGTGCAGTAAAAGAATTGTATGGTTTCTTGGAAAAGAATAACCTGCCAATTACTCCTGATGGTTGTTTCCTTGCGTACAAAAAAGTGCGTGATGATTACCTTGATTGTTACAGTGGTAAAATGGACAATTCTGTTGGTAAGATTGTTTCAATGGAACGTAACCAAGTTAATGATGATAAGAACCAAACCTGTTCTTCTGGTTTGCACTTCTGCTCAGAAGGTTATCTGCGCCACTTTGGTGGTGACCGTATTATGATCCTGAAGATTAATCCTCGTGATGTGGTTAGTATTCCTACCGATTACGATGACTCAAAAGGTCGTGCGTGTATGTATGAGGTTGTTGGTGAAGTTGGTGTTAGTTCCGAATCATTGGAAGAAACCTTTACTGCACCGGTTCAAGAATACATCATTGACTTTCGTGCTGCTGACGAAATCTAATAGGAAATAGAATGAGTTATAATAAAAACCAAAAGGCCTTTATCGAGGCTGCCGAATCTATTTTTGGTATTGGTTCTGTTCTCACTCGTGATGGGATTCAGCACGTTGTTGAAACTAACGGCGTGCCGTTTCCTTACTGGTTTGTTACCAAGTCCGAATATCGTGATGGTCGTGGGCAATACAAGTTGCCTGACATTGGTACAATCCAAAAGGGTGTAATACAAGAAAAGGAACCTGAAATGGAAGTGGCATTGTCTGCTCAAGTGTTAACCTTCAAGCAACCAAAACTTGAGGATGAATCTGATATATCTATACCTGAAAAGTATCCTGATTATGTGCCATTTGGTTTTTATAAAGACCTAATAGATGTTATTAAATCAAATGCTTTTTACCCTGTGTTCATTACTGGACTATCTGGTAATGGTAAGACACTTATGGTTGAGCAATCATGTGCAGCATTAGGTCGTGAATGTATCCGTGTTAATATCTCCATTGAGACTGATGAAAGTGATCTGCTTGGTGGACCTACTCTAGTTAATGGTAATGTGGTCAACCGTGATGGTCCTGTTATTACTGCAATGAAACGTGGTGCAGTATTGCTGATTGATGAAGTTGACCGTGGTTCTAATAAGTTGATGTGTCTGCAAGGCATTCTTGAAGGCAAACCTTATTATAACAAAAAGAATGGTGAACTAGTACATCCAAAAAATGGTTTCACTATCATTGCAACAGCAAACACTAAAGGTCGTGGTTCAGAAGAAGGTCGTTATCTGTCACAGATTCTTGATGATGCCTTCCTTGAACGTTTTCCAATTACTGTTGAACAAGAATATCCTGATGTTAAGACAGAGAAGAAGATTCTTTCGCCTCTGATTGACGATAAAGAATTTGTGGATAACCTCGTACAATGGGCAGATGTGGTTCGTCAGTCATTTGACCAAGGTGCCACTGATGAAATTATTTCTACACGCCGTCTGGTGCATATTGCCAAGGCATTTAAAATCTTTGGTGATCGCATGAAGGCAATTGAATTGTGCGTAAACCGATTTGATACAGAAACCAAATTAGCATTCTTGGACCTGTACTCAAAAGTGGATGCCAAAGTAGAAGCACCACAAGCAAAAACAGTAGCACCAAATTACGAAGAAGTCCCATTTTAATTGATAAGGAAATATATTATGAGCAATGCAGTACGCAAAGGCAAACAAAACCGTCACGAGAAAATCACCGTAACCCTGTTGTCAGGCAAACCGGTTTCACCTGATGAAATCAAATCATGTTTTACTGGCACAGACCAAGAATCGGTTCTGTATCGATTGTCCACTAATATCTATAACATTCGTCTTGATGGTGGTATCATCAAAGTAATTAAAGAAGGTCGTAAGGTTACTGGATATCAATTGGTGAACCATACAGAGTTTGATAAGAATGGTCGTTATGTTGGTCCAGTTGTTACACAAGCACCAGCACCTGTTGCAGATGTTACACCAGAGGTGGAATCAGTTGAATAAACGAGAGAGAGATAATACAAGATTTCTAATAACATCCGATTTAACTGCTCTTGCTGCATGGATTGACCAAGCAACTAATGACGATATTAAATATGCCCTCGAATTGGCAAACACAGTACGATCAGAAATAGAAATCTATGAAATGGATCTTCAAGATGAAGTTGAAGATTTTACTGAAGCAAAATCGATTATTGATAGGATTAAAAATGTTTAGAAAATTTGCTAGTTGGATGAATGAAAATAATTCACAAGTTTCCTGGTTCTTCATTGGTTACTTCATCAGTGAAGTATTTTCCTCTCTGTTAAAAGGTGACTATGTATGGGCTGCATGGTCGTTTGCCATAGTGATTATGAATTACATTGGTCGTAAACCTTGGGTTAGTTTGAATTGATGTTGCAGTAAAACAACAATGGTTGCCATTAACGGTGGCCATGATATAATGGTCACATAAACTGTTAAAAGGAGATAGTATGGCAACCCGTTCCGCAATTGGTATCGTTCGTGATGGTAAGATCGAAGGTGTATATTGTCACTGGGATGGTTATCCTGAACACCATGGTCACATCCTGTTGAATTATTATGATGAGAATAAGACCAATGAACTAATGAATCACGGTTCACTTTCAGTGCTAGGACCAAATATTGGTGTCAAGCGTCACTTTAGTAATCCATATCCTTGGGGTACTCCTGCATATATTGCCGAAGAAGCATTGCATGAAGATACCTGTACATTTTATGGACGAGATCGTGGTGATGAAAATACGGCCTCGAAAACTTTTGATAGTGTTTCAGAATTTATGGATTATTACAGTGCCAGTGGTTCGGAATATTATTATCTTTTTAAAGAAGGCACTTGGTATTTGTTGCGTAATCCAGAAGAACTGGTTCCGTTGAATAAGATTGTTCCTAATGTTCGTGATGATTTAAAATAAGGATATATTATGTTAGAATTGTATCGTGGTTTGGTTGATATTATCGTTTCAAATTGCCGTGTACTAGAAGCAGATTTGATTCAACATATCCGCCGTGATGTAACAGCCAAAACTATTGCACCTAATACATTTGGTGTTTGTGGTTTTTGGAATTTGATGCTTGAAATAATTTTTGTAATGTTTGCAAAGATCACATTTGTTCTTGGTATTACTTTGACTAGTGTTTTGGCCATTCTATTCTTTCCATTGAATGCTTTTATTCGTGCTTGTGCTACTGTATTCCGTACCAGTTCAGGTGAAATATATACATTGCCCGTTGAAAAAGAAACGAAACCTAAGGTGAAGTAATGGCCATAACTAATCCATGGAGTGTTAATGGTGTAATACAAGACGATTATTCCTCAGCTTCTAGAGGTAGAATTGCTGACTTACCATATCCTGTTGAACATATTATTAATGGTAAAATGTTGATTGCTTCATATTCAATCATGGAATATAAATTTAGTGATCGCATACACATTGCTGGCCAGAAACAGACTGAAGATGAGATTAAAGATGAATTGTTGATGTTGTTGGTGAATGAAATGAAGAAATCAAACTTTATTGAATACACACGACAAATAGATATATTATCAGGTGCTGTTAATTTCAAAGCAAGAATATTTGTGACACCTAACGATCAGGTAAGACTTATAAGAGAAATAGAACAGAGGAAAACAAAATGAAAATTAATATAAAATACACCAATTTTTATATGTCCTTCCTTTGTTAATAATTTCAGAAACACCACTTTTGTTTATATTGTAACATTTATAAAATACCCATCGAGTGCATTTTATTAATTCACCAGTTTGTATATTGAAAAAACTATAAACTAAATTATCGAAACGTGAATTATTTTTAAAACTGTTATTTTTTAATTTGGCTTTTTCTGAACGAATTAATTTTAATTTATCCGACTTTTCTTTACCATATAATTCTTCGTATGATTTATTTTTGAATTTTTTTATTGCATTTTCTGATAATTTTTTCTTAACTTCGTTCGTGTGTGTTTTCCCGAACATACCATTTAATTCACCACACAATGTTGGACCCCTTTTTCCACCTGGAACTGTATTATAACCACCAACAATTGAATCATATTCACTGATGAAATAAGATTCCATAACATTTAGTGTATGGTCTTTTTCTTTAGATTGATATAATACTTCCCATATAAAATTATTCCATCCATATTTTTTTATGGCATTATAGAATTTTATATTGTTTTCTTTTTCTGATTCTCGTTTGTGGTCGGTTTTTCTTTTTGGCCAATGCGAATCAAAACCTATGTATCGTTGTTTTGTTACAACATTGTAAGCGGAATAGATTGAATATATAGTTGACACAGCTGTGTCCTTGTGATATAATTTGACATAGAGTGAGTAGATGTTGACGCATCGTGACTCACATCCCTATTTATATATTATGGAGAGTATTATGTCTCAGAAAGGTAAAAAGGTCGGAAGCTTGCGTATTGCAATTGCTTCCGACCTGTAGCTGCATTTGGAGTTTGGTGACCTTGATTTGCATAATACAGATAATGCTGATGTGCTGATTCTTGGTGGTGATATTTTTGTCGCTAACGACCTTGTGAGTCTTGAAGATTCCATTGAAATTGCAAAACTGGTACCAACACGAGCTCGTTTTCGTGCAGAGAAATTTTTTGATTTTGTAAAACGTTGCAGTGATCGGTTCCCTAAAGTAATTTTGATTGCTGGTAATCATGAACATTATCATGGTGAGTTTCAGGATACATACAAAACAATCAAGAAAACCTTTAAAGAATTTACCAATGTGTATGTCTTGGATAAAGAATCGGTAGAACTTGATGGCACCATTTTTGTTGGTGGTACATTGTGGACTGATATGAACAAAGAAGATCCAATGACCATTCATGCAATTTCTGGTATGATGAATGACTTTAATTGTGTAACAAATGGCATAACACACCGTAAAGTGCCACTGTATAAAAAAGATGCATCGGGTGAATACATCATTGATGATAAACGTATTGGTTACATCGTAGATGGTTTTAAAATGAAAGAAGAACCTGCTAGATTTACTCCTAACCATGCGGTGGAAGACCACAAACAATTTCTTCAATATTTGAAACTAGTAATGGAAAATAACACAGATAAAAAACCTGTTGTTGTTTGTTCTCACCATGCACCAAGTCGTCGCAGCACACATCCAAGGTATGCAGGACAAACCCTGATGAATGGTGGATATAGTTCTGAATTGGACGAGTTCATTATGGATAGGCCAGATATCAAACTCTGGACTCATGGACATACACATGAACCTTTTGATTATATGGTTGGTGATACTCGTATCGTTTGCAATCCTCGCGGGTATAAAAATCATGAAAAGAGTGCAGATTATTTTGAGTTAAAATTTGTTGAAATTTAAGGAGATAAAATGAGTGTTACAATTAAGAATTTAGAAGCAGCATTTGCTGGTGAGAGTCAAGCACATACCAAGTACCGATATTTTGCTAAGATGGCAAGAGCACAAGGATTTGAAGATGTTGCAAAACATTTTGAACATACAGCAGAACAAGAACTACTTCATGCGTGGGGTCATTTGGAATTACTGATTGGTAAACCAGATGTTAAACAGTGTCTTGAAATGGCCATTGAAGGTGAGACACACGAGTTCACTACAATGTATCCTACAATGCAATCAGAAGCAATTGCAGAAGGTGATGAATTTGCTGCGAAAGAAGCAGCAGATCAAATTTTAGAAAGTAAAGAACACGCAGAACAATTTGCAACAGTTCTTGCTAAGGCAGAAAAACGTTTTAATGCTTTGAAGAAAGTAGAACAACGTCACGCAGAAGCTTACACAAAAGTATTGGAGAATGTAAAATGAGCGAAACACATGTATGTGTAGTATGTGGTCATGAACATGATGATCTAGTAGAGGGTGCATGGGGTACATTACCTGACGACTTTACTTGTCCTGAATGTGGTTGTGGTAAGGAAGAATACGAGTCAATTTAATGTCCAAAAAATTATATCTTGTTGAAACTATTTCCACATTCCGTATTCGTTATGTGGTTGAAGCAAAAGAAGAAGGTCATGCTGAAGATGAAGTCACTATGTCTGATGCTGACTTTTATGAATTCTCACAGAAACATATTGATGAATCGATTACATCAACCCGTGAATTAAGTAGGATTGAATATCTTGATCTTTTTGATAAAGACAATGAGTATCTTTCTAAATGGGACGATGAATCTAAAATGAAGTTCATCAATAAGATTAATTATGATGAAGATGATGGTAACGTAAATCTTCCTCCTACTGAATGTGAGTTTGATGAAATTGAAGAAGCAATGAAGAACGTATGAAGAAAATATTTATAACTGGTATCAATGGTTATATTGGTCAACACCTCTACCATCTGTTAAAGGATGAGTATGAGGTGTTTGGCTTGGATATTACACCTGTTGATGATGTTAATCTTTTTCAGTCGGATATTCGACATTGGATACCAGATTATATATTTTCTTTGGCTGATATGCCAAATGAATTCGATGCAGTCATTCATTTGGCTGCATTGATTCGTGTAAGTGAATCAGTAGTAAAACCTATTGAGTATTATGAAACTAATATCATGGGCACCATCAATGCACTGAGTTGCATTAAGACAAAAAACTTTATTCTTGCATCTACTGGTGCAGCAGAAAACCCAATTAATCCATATAGTATCTCGAAGTTGGCCGCAGAAAGTATTGTTAAACAGTATTGTGCCAGTAAAGATATTGACTATACTATTTTTAGATTCTATAATGTAATTGGATCAAACGGATTCTTACCAACAAATGTTGATGGTCTGATGTATAACCTAATCAAGGCAAAAGAGACAGGTATATTTAATCTTTTTGGTCATCAATATGATACAGAAGATGGTACAGCAATTCGGGACTATATTCATGTAATGGAAATCTGTCACGCAATTAAATTGGCAATTGAAACTCCTGCGAACACTGAGGTAGAAAACCTGGGTACAGGCCTAGGACATTCCGTATTTGATATTGTTAATCGTTTTATGATTGTAAACAATTGTGATATTCAGGTAAACTTTAAACCTGCTCGGGCAGGTGACTTACCTGCAACAGTATTAAAAAATGTCTCGCCATACATGAAAAAATATTATACAATAGACGAAATGTTACGATTGGAGAATACATGAAATATCTTATTGGTTTTATTGGTGGTGTTTTGCTTTCAATTGGATTGGTAGCTAACGCTGGTTTCTTTGGTTCAGCAGTTGGTGGTGCTGTGGGTGGTGCAATTGGAACATCTGGTGTTGAATCAAAAATTGATACAATTAATGCTCGTATTGAAGCATTGACAAGAGCATTGGATAGTGTTAAGGTGTGCAAATGAAAGTAAATATCGGACCTTATACAACTTGGATAGGACCGTATCAGATTGCGGAAAAGATACTATTCTGGATGGACAAAGACAATGATGACCGAGTTCATAACTTTGGTCGTTGGTTGTCGGGTGGTAAAGAGAAAGATTCTCTGTTACAAAAATTATGTGTTTGGATTGAATCCAAGAAAAAACGTAAAATTAAAGTAGATATTCATGGTTATGATGTGTGGAGTATGGATTCCACATTATCTCTTATCGTTCTTCCTATGTTACAAGAACTTCAAAAGGTGAAACATGGTTCACCAATGGTTGATGCAGAAGATGTTCCTGAGTTTCTTAGAATGACTGGTCATGAAGATTGGTCACACCAAATGGAATTCAAATTTGAAGATCATGAACAGTATGAAAAAGATTCATGGGAAATCAATATGCATCGTTGGGATTGGGTTCTTGAAGAATTGATTTGGACATTCAAACAATTACAACCTGATTATGATTGGGACGATATGTATCGTTCAGGTGAAATGGACATTCAATGGTTAGATGATCCAAGTAACTCCAACTACAAAATCATGTCTCACGGACCTAATCATACATATAAAGTTGATGATGAAGGTATGAAAAAACATCAAGACCGTATCAACAATGGTTTGAGATTGTTCGGTAAATATTATCAAAATCTTTGGGACTAATCATGGCAAAATTTAAACAAGTAAAACTTATATTCACCGCAGAAATTATGATGAATAGTAATGACACATTGGATGTTGAAGCATTGCAGACTGAATTGATTGATGCCCTAGATACAGTGAACAATAATCAATTTCTTGTAGCAGAAGAACAACTTATTATTAAAGGTTAATTATGACATTGAAACATCATGCAGAACGTGAATTGGATATTATTGGAATGACAGAAGATTCTGTGGAAATGGATGCTGCGATGCGTAATCACATCCTTCATATGATTGATGAATTTTCTAAAGAAGGACATTCTGGATTCTCCGCATCATATGCTATTAGTATATTATCTAAACTTATGAGATATGAACCATTGACACCACTAACAGGTGAAGATTCCGAATGGATGGAAATTGCTAAAGAACAGACTGGTTCTAATCAAGGCACACTATACCAAAATAAACGAGCAAGTCATGTATTCAAAGATGATACTGGTGCATATGATATCAATGGCAAAGTATTTGTCGAATGGCGGCAAGACAAAGAAACAGGTGAAGATTATTCCTCATCATATACAAGCAAAGATTCTCGTGTACCTGTAACTTTCCCATACACACCACATACAGATTATGTTAATAAAGGTTTTGTAGAAGAATGATTTCTCTCATACACTTTATAAGTTCTTCCAAACTACTCAAAGAGTCCGAAAAGACGGTAGTGATGTTGGGTGGTGAAGATGAAGCACCGGAGATGGTGCGAGCACAGCGTGACTTCTATCGTTTAGAAGTTGATTATTATAGGGTAGAAGCAATCAAATTTGGTTTCTTTTGTGCCGGTGTTGTATTGAGTGCATACCCAATTTATTTGTTATGGAGATTATTTAATGGCATACTTGCTTAAAAATATTTTTGGATGGTCAAAAACTAATGGCCTAAGTATTATGGCTAATGGTGCAATGTTTGCATTGGTTATATTGTTAATAGTACCTATGTTTGCAGTGAAAAAACCAGAAGTTGAAATGAAAGACTTCAAAGATGGCATACAAAATCATTTGACATGGTCAATTAAGAATGAATGCTTTTTTGTTAAACCACACACAGATACCACAGTGTATCTGATCCGTGTACCTGATTGTGATAGAAAATAAGGAGAAGTTATGAGTTTATTTGTTGAAGTTACCTCGATTGAAAAACAATGTAAAGTTATTGTTAATATGGAACACATTGTAGAAATTGCACCACTTGCTTCTGGTGGTTGTGCATTGTTTACTATTGATAGTGCAGGTGTTGGTGCAAAAGCATCGATGCGGGTATCTGATGATTACAGTCAATTTATCCAGTTTGCTGTACAACCAGTATCTGCTGAAGATATTGCAAAACGTTTTCCTAAAGTATCTACCGAAGCAGAACCTAAAGCAAAATCACCAAAGGTAGAAATTCCTAAACTATGAACGATCTCCTAACAGGGATATTTTCTTGGATTAAAGATGATTATCGGACCTACCCTTTACGTTTTCTTATTGAGCTTCTTGCTTGGGCTATCAGCATTGGTTGTAGTCTCACTATGGCGCTCACGGTACCTAATCCTCCCCTTCTTAGTATGTACCCTGTTTGGATCATTGGTTGTTGCCTTTATGGCTGGGCTGCTTACTCTAGGAAGTCTTTTGGTATGCTTGCTAACTACCTTTTGTTGGTTACCATAGATTCCATAGGACTCCTACGAATGATTAGTTGACAATTAACTGTGGCCATGTTATAATTGTATCTCTTATATTATGAAAGTTTCTCGTGAATATCTTTTATCTTGACAATGACCCAGTTAAATGTGCAGAAATGCATAACGATAAACATTGTATCAAAATGATTCTGGAATATGCTCAACTCCTTTCCACTGCTCATCGCGTTCTTGATGGCGTTTCCACTATCGGCCTTACTAGCACCGGTCGGAAAAAAACTTCCTTCGTCCTCTCCGATGCTCGGGATGCCATTCTTTATTCTGCTACTCACATTAATCATCCGTCTGCAATTTGGGTAAGACAATCAGATAAAAATTATGACTGGTTGTTTTCTCTGTTTCAGGCATTGATGGATGAGTACACATATCGTTATGGTAAAACCCATGCCTGTTCTAAACTTGAAATGTCTCTTGCTAGAATACCACAAAATATTCCACAAAAACCTTTCACTGAACCAACACCTGCAATGCCGCCAGAAATAAAAGTACCAAAAGCAGGACCTCGTGGTCAATTGCATTATGATTCTATTGCTTCGTATAAGAATTACTATATACAAAGTAAAGTACACCTTGCCTCATGGAAAGGTAAAACAAATTCTCGTCCAGTTCCGCAATGGTTTCAAACTGGATTAGAAAAACTAGCAGTAATTTAACTTGAACTTTATTAATAAGGAAACACATGAAATTTGTAAAAATCTTGGCAGTAGCAGCAGTAATGATGGCAAGTTCCGCGTTCGCACAGAACACTGGATATACTACGTTTGAATTCTCACAAGAAACTAAACGTGCTGATGATTCAGACAAACTCAAGGGTGGTCTAGTCGTTGGTGTGAAAACACCACAAGGTCAAGACTACAGCGTTAAATTGGAATCGAGTCAAACTCGTGTTGGTGAAGGTTCGATTTCAACTGGTTTAGAAGTTCGTGCAAAACAAAACTTTGCAGATGTTGGTTATGGTATTAAACCATACCTTGGTGTTCGTCTAGGCGAGAAAATGACTAGTGATGAACACTTTAGTCACTATGCAGTTGATGCTGGTGTAAAGTTTCCGATTGTCGGAAAACTTAGTGGAGATGTTGGTGTACGTTATCGTAATGCTTTCAATACTGTAAATGCATTTGAAAGCACACGTTACCATGTTATCGCAGCATATGCATTGACTAAGACAGATTCAGTTGCAGTTCGTTACAGCCAAGCATATGGTGATGTTGCAGAAGAAAAAGATGCATGGCGTTTGAGTTACACACATAGTTTCTAATATTAAAGTATAAAGAAGAACTCTCCTTCATGGAGAGTTTTTCACTTCTTGATTACATAAAGAAATATAATGCCAACATATCAATTCAAAAATTCAAAAACGGATGAAATTGAAGAACATCGTATGAGTTATACTGTACTCGATGAATTCAAGACAGAAAATCCACACCTAACTATACATATTAGTGCTGAAAATATACCTATTCTTGGTGATGCCACGAGAATGAGTATTCCGGGTCACGGACAGCCACATGCAGCATTCGAGACTGGAGTAATCCAACGAATGAAGGAAACCATTCCTGGCAACACCATGTCTGGTCATAAAACGAAAGCACCGAGAGAGTGGTAAAAACAAAAAAACTTCCTGCTTTACTAACTAGGAGTATCAATGGCAACCGCAAAAAAGAAAACAGCTGCAGCTCAGGCACAAAGTCAGCACTTTTCAGTAAAAAGAATCAAACCCCTAACAGAGAACCAAGGGAAAACGTTTGATGCATATGAGGAAGGTAATCACCTAGTATTATCTGGCTCAGCAGGTTCAGGAAAATCATTCTTAGCAATGTATCTTGGACTAAAAGATGTATTGACCGAAAATTCACATTATAACAAGATCATCATTATTCGGTCTGCGGTACCGTCAAGAGATTTAGGTTTTGTTCCAGGTTCATTGGAAGAAAAGGCCAAGATTTACCAAGAACCATACATGAACATTGTGAATGAAATCATTGGTCGTGGAGATGCATGGCATTTCTTAATGCACAAAGAGATTGTGCAGTTTCAAACAACCAGTTTTCTTCGTGGTTTAACATTCAGTGATTGTATCATTGTGTTTGATGAATTCCAATCTGCAACCTTCCATGAAATTGATACAGTATTAACCCGTGTGGGTGATAATTGTAGGTTCATGTTGTGTGGCGACTTCAACCAAAACGATCTGAATATCAAGAAAGAGAAATCTGGTTTCACTGATATCATTCGTATTCTGGATAAATTAGAAAATATCTCACACATTAAATTTGGTATTGAAGATGTGGTGCGTAGTGGTTTCGTTAAAGATTACCTACAAGCAAAGGAAAGTTTGAGTCTATAAATAGTAGTATCTCCAACACAAACAAATTAAAAATGACAATAACATCATCAAATGTTTCATTAGATTCTATTCAAACTGAATTTGGAGGAACCAATCCAATTGACATAACCGAATATTATGCCGGTGGATTATATGTACTGCCCGGAACTACAGGAACAAATGGTCCAATACCAAGTTCTGGGCAAATTGGTTTGTCACAGTTTATAGGAACAGCTCAACCTGGTGTGACATGGACATACCAAGATGATTTGTCGAAAATAGGAACCATATGGGGACAAACTGAACAAGTACTTGATATTGATTACGGTACTGTATTTTGTGCTGTTGGTGATTCAGGTAAAGTTGCTACTAGTACTGATGGTGTTACATGGACATATCAAGATGGATTAAGATCAACATCATGGGGTTCATCGGATGCCGTTAATGCCATTGCGTGGAACGGTACTGTATTTTGTGCTGTTGGTGATTCAGGTAAAGTTGCTACTAGTACTGATGGTGTTACATGGACATATCAAGATGGATTAAGATCAACATCATGGGGCAGTACCGTCACAGTAAATGATATTGTATGGAATGGAAACATATTCTGTGTTGTTGGATCATCCACACATGTTGCTACCAGTCCTGATGGTGTTACATGGACGTATCAATCAGGTTTAACTTCCGTAGCCAGTGGATGGACAACACAACCAGTGCATGCCATTGCATGGAACGGTACTGTATTTTGTGTTGGTGCAGAACTTGGACATATTGCTACTAGTACTGATGGTGTTACATGGACAAATCAAAATGGACTATTGTCCACAGGATGGGGTTCAGGTACTGCGGTTTTTGCTATCACATGGAATGGAACCATATTTTGTGTTGGTGGTGCTTCCGGTAAAATAGCAACCAGCACTGATGGAGTTACATGGACAAATAGAACCAGTTTGTCTGGAACAGGATGGGGATCAGTAGATTCTGTAAGATCAATTACCTGGAATGGAACCATATTTTGTGTTGGTGGTGATAATGGCAAAATAGCAACAGGAAATTCAACAGGATCGACTTGGACATATCGTTCTGGTCTAAAATCAACCTTCTGGTATGATAATGTTGTAAATTCTGTTTTATGGAATGGCACCAAATTCTGTGCTGTTGGTGGTGTGGCTAGAGTTGCTACCAGTACAGACGGTATTACATGGACATATCAAGACGGATTAGCTAAATTCACAACAGTATTTGCTAATACCATAAAAGATTGTGTATGGAACGGATCCAAATTTTGTATTGTTGGAGAAACCAATCATGTTGCAACAAGTGATGATGGTGTTACATGGACCTTCCAATCTGGACTCATCACAACAATGGGTGGAATAGCAAATATCTTTAATGCCATTGCGTGGAACGGTACTGTATTTTGTGCTGTTGGTGATTCAGGTAAAGTTGCTACTAGTCCTGATGGTGTTACATGGACAAATAGAACCAGTTTGTCCGGAACAGGATATGGCACAGATAATTGTAATGATATTGTTTGGAACGGTACAAAATTTGTCGTTGTTGGTGGTGGAGGTAAAGTAGGCAATAGTACCGATGGCATCTCATGGACTTATCAGGGTCAATTAAGAACAACCACATGGAATAATTCTATATGTAATGCCATTACATGGAACGGTACAAAATTTGTTGTTGTGGGTGATGGAGGAAATGTTGCAACGGGTACAGATGGTGCTACATGGACATACCAAGGGGGTTTAAAAACGACCACATGGACTACTGGCGCAGTTTATTCAATCACATACAATTCATCAATATTTGTAATAGGTGGTGGTGCTGGAAATCTTGCTACCAGTCCTGATGGTGTTACATGGACGGATCAGAGCGGTTTAAATGCAACAGGATGGGGTGTTAGCACTGTTTGGTCAATCACATGGACGGGTAGATTATTTGTTGCTGTTGGTGACTCAGGTAAAGTTGCTACCAGTACGGATGGTGTTACATGGACGTATCGAACAACATTAAGATCAACTGCATGGAGTACATCAACTGTTAACACGATTGTGTTGACGAATAATAAATTACTCATCGGTGGTTTGTTAGGCAAAGTTGCTACTTCTCCTTAAAATAAAAGAAATGAATATACTATGTTTAATTATTGCCCACCTAAAGACTTGCAAGACCTGAAGTCACAAACCTTCCCTGATGGTAAAAGATATTATACATTGGAAGATGGCACTAAGTTGCCATCTGTTACCACTGTGCTTGGTGCCAAAAAGAAAGAGGGTATTCTTGCATGGCGTAAACGTGTGGGTGAAGAAGAAGCCAATCGTATCTCCAGACAGGCCACATCACGCGGTACGAACGTTCATACAATTTGTGAACACTATCTCAATAACAAACCAGGTTTCTCTAAGGGCATCATGCCTGACGCTGTGGAGATGTTTAAGAGTATTCGACCAACACTAGATAAGATTAACAACATTCATTACCAAGAAGTTGCATTGTGGTCTAAGCAATTAGGTCTTGCTGGTCGTGTAGACTGTATTGGTGAATATGATGGTGTGTTATCTTCTATCGACTTCAAGACCTCCAAGAAAATTAAGAAACGTGAAGATATTCTGGATTACTTTTGGCAGACTACAGCATATGCGTTGATGTATGAGGAACTGGTTGGTGTTCCCATTCATCAGTTGGTTGTTATCATGGCAGTGGAGAACGAACAACCATTGGTATTCATTGAGAAAACTTCAGATCACATCCAAGGTTTGGTTGATGCAATTGCATATTACCGGAAGAATGCTTGACAAAGTAAAATAAATAGAGTATAATGTAAGTTAGTAAAATGGTAGTACAACTTAGTAATTGAAAGGGTGGCGACACGCCGGGGCGGTACCGGCCCGGTCCACCATAAGGAATTTATGAACTTGAAATGGTATCAAATATTATTATGCTTAGCTGTTCCAATAAACTATTTTTATTGGTTGGTGTTACATAGATTTTTTATGATGGGCCGGAAATAGTTTCGACCGACATTTAAGTATATTATTAAGCTACTCGACACAGAGAGTCGTAAAAAGTAAAAACTAGTAAATGCAAACGATAACTCGTTCCGCCAAGTAGCCTAAAAACTACTAGCTGAGGTTTCGCAAGGTGTCCTTATAATCAAATCACCTTGCAAGAATCATGATTTTCTGCATTGACTTTTAAAGTTATTTTGATATATAATATGAGTTATGTCATTTCGACATAACAACACAGGAGAATTATATGAATTGGACTACACCAGCAGCAATTGATCTACGTTTTGGTTTCGAAATTACACTTTATATCGCAAATCGTTGATACATAAATAATATTATGAGTTAGAGTTCTCACTAAAAACTCAATCACACACATACACAGTTAGGATTTAAAATGTCACAACCCATGTCTCCGTTCCAGATAAGGATGGAATTGTTGAAGATGGCCAAAGAATTATTGGTCGATGACTTCAACACAAAAAAAGATGTAATTCAAGAAGTCTGGCAAACTCAAGTGGAATCTGCAAAAATTGCAGGTGCAACATCACCTCCACATCCTACATTGCCACCATATCCCACAGAAGAAGAAATTGTAAAGAAAGCAGAAGCTCTCAATCAATTTGTTTCTCAAACCACTCCATCACCAGAAATAAAGATCACGAAGAAATCTAATTCGTAATTGGAGAAAAAGAGTCTAACGTATTTTCGTTAGTCTCCAATCAACAAGGAGAAGTATGATGAGAATAATCTTATCCAAAGCTTTGGCCATTGCATTATTGGTCACATTAATACCACTACATTCACAAGAGCAACCACTACCTACAACCAAACAAGTTTCAATGGCCATTCAGCAAGAGATCAATTGTTTATCTGAAACAATATATTATGAAGCTGGTAATGAATCTTATGAAGGTAAGTTAGCTGTTGCTGCTGTGGTAATAAACAGGACAAAATCTAAACTGTTTCCATCAAGTATATGTTCTGTTGTTTATCAAAAAACAGGAAATATATATCAATTTTCTTGGGTGGGAACAAAAAAATATGTCAAAAATATATATTCTTGGGAAGAATCTCAGATGGTGGCAAAAAAAGCCTTTACAGAATCCAATATACACCATACGATACAGAAATCAAATGCATTATTTTATCACAATACATCCGTTGATCCAAAGTGGAAATTAAAATTCATTGTAAAAATAGGAAATCATTTATTTTATTCCAAAACTTGACAATACCAACCTTTATAAATTTTTGAACTAACTGATCCGTGATATCCAGAAACAACTTTTTTTACAGTAGAAGAACCTATATAAAACATAGGTAATTTATTACCTGAATATATAGTTAAATATGTACAGAAAATATTTGTACTTGACATAGCTGTGTCCTTGTGTTATGATTTGACATAGAGTAGGTGGGTATTACAGTACCGTGACCTACACCTATTTATATAACAAATTTAAACTATAATGTGAAAATCATAATGCCTACAAAGAATGAGATTAGTGAATTTAGTGATACGATTGAAGAAATAACCAGTCAATTAAAGTGTACTCGATTGGATGCAATACTTCATCATTGTGAACAGACAGGTATGGAACTTGATGTGGCATCAACGTTGATTTCTTCTTCATTGAAATGTAAGATCGAAGAAGAATCACAAGAACTGAACCTGTTGAAGAAGAAATCTAGACTGATGTTTTAAAATCTGAATTTTGTTTTAGTTGTTTGCTTATCCAAGATGCACTTTTATTGTAATAAGAAGCAGCTTCACCACATGAATTGAATGTACCATCAGGAGTTATTATTTTTTTATGCAAATAATTAGAATCTCGACTTCTGGCAGATTTTGACATGACTTTACGGCTTTCATCTGTGTGTTTTCGGCCATACATTGGATGGTTGGTTTTATCACAATAACGTTTTTTTGCTTGAGATGAAATATTATTGTTGTGTTCTGTGGAGTAACAATTTGTTTTACCTTTATTCCATGGTGCGAATCCAATGCGTCCTTCACCACCAGTGGTTGAATTGTATCCAGATTTAAAAGAATTATATTCAGTTATAAAATGAGATTCCATAACATTTAATGTATAATCGAGGTCTTTTGATTGATATAAAAGGTACCATTCGAAATTTTCCCAACCATGTTTACAAATTGCACGATAAAATTTAAAATTATATTTTTTATATTTGGCTTTGTGTGAATTTTTTCTTGCTGGCCATTTAGAATCAAAACCAATATATACTTTGTTATTGATTTTATTGACACATTTGTAAATTGAATAAATAGACATGCTGGCATTCTCCTAAAATGTTAGAGTATGTGCGGATTGCAGTCCGGCGACATACAATTATTTAGGCACATATATGACAGAAACCACTGGGTTTGAAGCTTTTTGTTTATTCCACAGTTTAAAATTGCACTTTACTGGTGATTATGATTATGTGAAATACCATGGTAAGACTAATGTTTCTAAAGACACCTTTGCAAACAGGAAAGACAAGTACACTTTCTACAAATTGTCACGCAAATATAATCTAGAGAATTTAAAAGACTTCTATATTGCAAACTTTTTGGAGAAAGATGTAAGTTGGATCGGTGATATCTCCAGTGTTGAAGGTGAAGAAAACCTCAAGAAGTGGCAGAAGCGTAGTCAGAGTCTATCATATAGATTCGAACAGGACGTTCTTGGTGTATTAAACAATATCAATTCACCTAATGAGATGTTGGTTGTGAATGATGGACAACATCCACTTCTATTGAATGAGGTAATGCAAGGAACTATTGCCATAGAAACACTGGTGATAATGAATGATATTATGAACTTCTTTCCTATGTGGAATAAGAAAATCAATGATACGATTATCTGGCCTGCATTTAAGAAGAAGTGTGAAAAGTACCTGCCGTTCTTACACTATGATAAGAACAAATTTAAAGGTATATTAAAAGAATGTCTGGCAGAGTACGCCTAAATATGTTGACACAGGTGAATGCTTGTGTTATACTAGTAGTTGATTATGCAATATGTGAAATAATCCGTTTTATATTCCGTTAATACGAAAGGCAACAAATTATGGCAATTGATTTTTCAAAACTCAAAACATCTTCAGGTAATCTAGACAAACTCACCAAAGCAATCGAAGCACTAAACAGTTCTTCCGATGGCAACGACAGCAAAGAAAAATTCTGGCGTCCCGAAGTAGATAAGTCTGGCAATGGCATGGCAACAATCCGATTCCTCCCTGCACCTGGTGCTGATGGTGACGATGGTCTGCCTTGGGTTAAAATCTTCTCACATGGTTTCCAAGGTCCAGGTGGATGGTTGATTGATAACTGTCTGACTACCAAGAACCAACAATGTCCAGTATGTGAACACAATTCAACATTGTGGAATTCTGGCATCGAAGCAAATAAAGAAATCGTCCGTAAGCAAAAACGTAAACTTAATTACATTGCTAACGTGTACATCGTTTCTGATCCTAAGCATCCAGAGAATGAAGGCAAAGTATTCTTGTTCAAATTTGGTAAAAAGATTTTTGACAAGATTAACGAAGCAATGAATCCACAGTTCGCTGATGAAGAAGCAATCAATCCATTTGATATGTGGAAAGGTGCTAACTTCAAACTGAAGATTCGTAAAGTTGAGGGTTATCAGAACTATGATAAGTCTGAATTTGAATCTGCATCACCATTGAATAGTGATGATGACGAACTGGAAGCAATCTGGAAGATGGAACATTCTCTGTCAGACTTGGTTGGCGACAAAGAATTTAAATCATATGATGACCTAAAAGGTCGTTTGGATAAAGTTCTTGGTTTGAATGGTGCAGTTATTGCACCAAAGACCACTGTTGAACAGATCAAGGAAGATAACCGTGTAATCAGAGACAATCCAGCAGCTAAACCTGTTGTGTCTCGCGCACCGGAAGTCACTGAAGATGATGACGATATGGCATATTTCTCAAAACTTGCCGAAGATTAAACTATACTCCTTATCAAAGTAAGTTTAGAACCCCGCCTAGTGCGGGGTTTTTTGTTTATACGACTCTAGTTGAACCAACAATCATACGTTGGAATGTATCATCCTGATTTCTCACAGAAGGCATTGGTGTTTCTCTGGTTGGATTCTTTCGTTTATTTGCAACAACATTGTTAACTAAACTTTGTTGTGACGTAGCAACATTTGCATCCAAATTCAATGACACATTTTCATTGATGACACTATTAAGTTTCTGACTCGTTGGCACGGGAGTAGGTGTTGTTAATGGAAAAGATTGAGTTGCAGTACCACCAGCACTTATAGGAGTAACAGGAGAAGTTCTTTCTACTTGTATTCCAGATTTTGATTGTGGTGCTGTGTTTGCGGGTGTTGCAGTATTAGTTGGTTGTGGAACAGGTGCTGCGGCCGCAGGTGTTGCTGTTTGCTTTTTTGCGGCCGCAATTGCATCCGATTGGTCAATCAGTACATTAGCTTCTTTACTAACAGCCTCCATCAACTGTTCTGGAGGCTCATTACCATTTTTATCCTCAAAAACATATTGTCCTTCCAGTTTATCACCAAACCAACCAGTTTTATTAAATCTTTTGTAACCCCTTTTTTCCATTATTCGTGCAACAATATCTTGTTTTTCTTTTACAGCATCATCATAGTCTTTTTGTGCATTTGATTTTTCGAAAAGTTCATCCTCTTGGTCTTTCATTAGTATTTTTTTTGCTGCTAACGCTTTATTACCACCTAACAATTCTGTTTGTTTTCTTTCACCGGCACCAATCGAACTAGCTATAACATATGCTAAAGCGCCAGCTAATACTCCACCGGCAAGCAAAATACCAGCAGGTGATAACAAAAATGATAAAAACCAATTACCCGCAGTTGATAATAAACTCAATAATGGTTTTAAAATATTCTTCATATTCATCAGGTCAGAAAGTGAATCAAAAATACTTTCAAAGAAACCTTTAGTCTGTTCTTTTTCTTGCACTAATGAAGCAGTACCACCAACCATACCCAAAGCTTTCAATAACTCTTTGTGACGTTTATCGTCCTCAAGTTTTCTTTCTTCCGCAAAGTTATTTTCTTTTTGTCTACGTTTCTTATCTTCTTCAGAAGTTTTTTTCAATAATCCGACAATACTAATCAGCACACTTTTCATACCAGAACTTTCTTGTTCTGATGGTGGTAAAGCAGATATCTTTTTATTCTTAGGATTTACATATTTTACACGACCCGCAAAGTTTTCAATATCTTGGCGACTACGACCAGTAATTTTACCCAACAGTGCAGGACCAAGACGAGAACCACCAGTAAGAACTTTAGCAATGTTTAGTGGATCAAATTTTTCTTTGATGCCTTTCATTTTTGCCTGAGTTTTTAATGAAATTGCTTTTTTAATACCAGAAAAAACTCCTGAACCTTGAATAATTTCATCAGACAACAAGGATGATAGTGACTGTTTTCTTATTGATCGTGCTTTTTGGTAGGATAAATTGTTGTCCATTACTTTGCCCTTTGTGCTCTTATCATAGCATTAGTGTCATCTTCTTTTTTGACATTCTTTTTTGTTGTATCTGATGAATTATCAATTGCTATATTGTTTGCTGTGTTTTTTTGTTGTTGTGCATTTAATGCTTTTTTGGCATCAGCAGATAATTTTGAACCCGAATCTATTGTTTGGCCAGAATTGTTGCCGCTTGGTATGCCCTGTGGTGTATTCGAACCAGATTTTAAATTTCTTTCTCGGTCAATATCAAGAGCTTTGCCAATTTCTTCTGGAGAATTATGTGCCTTGTTGCCACCAATTCCAGAATAAAGTGATTCGCCCCTTTTCAAATTTGTTTTTGGTAATTTTTTACCAATAGATCCTTGTTTTATATCATATGGCACTCCAATAGATGAGAACTCTTTGGCTAGTTCTAATATAGCAGCATCTCGCGTTACATTATTTCGGCCATGCAAATAATCATCCACAAGTTTTCTTTTTCTTTTTATTATACCCTCTGAGAACAAATAGTCTTGAGTCTCTGGTGTCAAGTAAGTGGTTTTTGGATCTATTTTTAATTTTTTTACCAATTCCAACATAGTTGGTGGAATTATTTGATAACGGCCAATAGTGAACACTGTGGTTGGTCCACCAGGTTTTAGATTTGGATTACCTTCTGGAAATTGTTTAGTTTTAGCAGCGTGATTCAAATAATCTGATATTGTCCATTTCGAAAAATTAATAGGTTCATTAGCAGGAATCATTTTATTATTGATGGTTCCCCTATTATACGCATTATATTCATTACCATCAAAAGATTTACCAGCAGAAGATTTACTTTCAAATAAAGCAATTCTTTCTGCGGTGCTACGACTGGATGCCAATGCTGCGTTGCCAGCAGTAACCAATGCAGCACCCACAGCAACTTTGGCTGCGGTTGCTGCTGCTGATCCAGCACCTGGTGCCACTGGTGGAATTACCGGTGCACCAGGAACTGCCGGCGGTGCTGGCGGCGCTGGTGGTTTTGGTGCTGGCGGCGCCGGTGGTTTTGCTGGAGTACCAGCTGGCGGTTTTGCTGGCGGTTTCGCTGGAGTGCCACCAGGTGGTTTCGCTGGAGTGCCACCAGGTGGTTTCGCTGGAGTGCCACCAGGTGGTTTCGCTGGAGTGCCACCAGGTGGTTTCGCTGGAGTGCCACCAGTACCGCCAGGTTTTGCTGGAGTACCACCAGTACCACCAGGTTTTGCTGGAGTACCACCAGGTTTTGCTTGTGCTGGTGCTTGTTGTGCAGGTGTTTTTTGACCTGGTTTTGAACCTTTTGTTTTCTTACCAGTCAATGCTTGTATTATTTCTTGATTGCGATTATCTTTTTCTTTCTGTTCTTCTTTGAAGTAATTCTGTTTTTCTTGTATTTCAAGTTTTTTTGCAACTTCAGACTTGACCATCATTTTGTATATCGTACCCAAAATTTCTGGATTACTTGAGTCACTCAAGTCAGTCATTGATGAATCGCCACCAAATAGTTTAGATACAAGTGAACGTGTTTTTTCAACACCACGAGATAATAGACTACTCGTGGTGCCTTTAGTTTGTTCAGATAATTCTGGTTTTGCCATTAGGTTCTCATTCGTTCTTTGATTTTCTGATTTTCTTCCTCAATATACTGAACTAACATAGCAACATATACATCCCTTTCCCACGGCATCATATTGTCCAATTCAGTCAGACTATACTTGTGGTGTTGCATCATCGAGAAATTCGTCTTATAATGATTTCTCAGATTGTCGTGGCGAAAGGTTATACGAAAAAACTTTCCAATCCCTCCACGTTAATCGTGTGATGGAATCCACATTTCTTGCAATCCATTTCGACTGTTTCTTTTAACTTTGGTAAGTTATTAAAGAATGCTTCAACTTTACTGAATTGTTCTTGGTTCATAGTCTCAACAAAATCGACCATTTCTTCTACTGGTGTTTCTTTACCGTAGTAGAATTGTTCGCCATCGTAAATGTATTCGATACTCTGTGCAATCATATTAAATGTAATATCTGTAATATCATCATACTTGATGGAATCTTTTACGATACCAAATTCTGGGTACTTCATTTTGACCATTAATTTATCAGTCAATTGAATCTCTGGTGAGATTGATTCATCCATCTTTACTTTAATCTCTAACAGATTAATTTGTTTTTCCATGATATTACCACACTCAACATCATCAACCTCATTATTACAACGATAACGCGAATCGATTGTTTCTCCTACCGACTTTGCACGAAGGTTGATGAAGTAATATTCAATATCAATAATAGGTAATGTATCAATGTCCACATTTTCTGTTAGTGTACAGTTGTATAGAATATCATGAATAGACTGGTGAATGGAACCGGAATCACTTGACTCCATTGCCATTAACAGATTTCTCTGTTCTTTCACCAAGAATGGTCTAAATTTAATTTTCTTTTTCGATACTGGTAGTTCTAGTTCATATGTTGGCACATCAATTTTTGGTAAAGCCATAATAACTCCTGAATTACATTAATTAATCAAAATAACGGGAACGAAAAGTCTCTTTCCCAACGAGTATAAGCAAATGTTACAGATAATTTATGATAACTGTCGGTACTCCAATCCAAATCCAATTGGTTCATTGACACTGGATATGCATCAATTAGTTTAACAGAGTATGCTGGACGGTTTGTTACATCATATTGTGTGATTATTATGTCAGCCACATAATCACTCTTATAACCAAAGTTGTTAGTATTTGTTGGATTGATACGTTCGAACCATCTATCAAAAAATACCTTTTGAGCCATATCGTCTGTAACCATAAACGTCAGATCAACATCACTGTATGTCATCAAGTAAGGAAACTTTTCAATTGGACCATATGTTCTTTGTTCTGTGGTCGCCAATGTTTTACCTGGCAATTGAGCAGATTCGCAACGATACAACAAACTATATGATCCACCAAATTTTGGATAAATCTGTACATCAAATCGACTCGGTCTTGATAAGTCGGTTTGGAAACTAGATTTAAAACTTTGTATGCTTCCTGGCATTTAGGAATTCCTTATTTCTTCTACTGATTCTTGCCATACCTGATTAGGAGTGGCACCTTTGAATTGTTGAACTGGTATATGAATGGCAATATCCCATTCTTCAGGTAAAACGGCAAGAATTCTGGATTTCACATGGGGATACAAATAACGTTTGATGCAAGGTCTGAACTCTTTAAATCGTTTTGACGCCTCTAGGATGTCATAGGTGATGCGGATACGCTTAATTTCATCATCATCATCATTTAAGATTGCAAGTGCCATCAACTTTCGCATGAATGCCACTCTATATTTAAGTGGCAGATAATGTAGGTTGAGTCCTAGGAAACCATCATCATATCTCTGTAATGGCATAACCAGAGGAAACCTGTCATAATATGGCAAGTCATGTTTACCTTTTGGATCATATACAAAGAAGTACAATGCACCAATTAAGAACTTTTGTCGATTAAAAGGACTAGTATATCGACTTTTTTCTTTGGTTAATGGTATTGCAAGTCTACTTGGATTTCTCAATTCTGCAATCTTTTTGGTTAACCAAAGAATCGATTCTCGACCCATGGTTTTCAAGTTGGCAGCAGATTTCTCGCCAGATAGTGATGTTAAGATTGATGGTTTTATAGTCATGGTGTATTTAGTTATAGACCTAAGTGATAAATATGGGACACAAACAACAATTTCTACAAGATATTATGTATTCATTCACCATAACAACAAAAGAATTTGAAAGGATGAACAATTGTTTGTCTCTATTTTTAGACATAGACTGTCATAATATTGAATATAAAAACACTACTTTTTATACAAAATCGTCAGGTGCGACAAAGGGCACAACAGGATACAAATACACCGAACAACAAAGAAAAAATATAAGCGATAGCCTAAAAGGAAAATCGAGTTCATGGTTAGGGAAAAAACATTCAGAAGAAACAAAAAATAAAATATCTGAACAAAAAAAAGGCAAAAAACTTTCTGAAGAAACTAAACAAAAAATGAAACTGGATGGTAGACAAGGACGTAAACACTCAGAAGAAACAAAAGAAAAAATGAAACAATTGGCATTAATACGAGAAGAATCTAAAAGGAATCTAAAAAATCAAACTTTAGGTAATTGATCTTCAGTAAAAATAACAAATTCCCATCCTCGATCCAAGCAATATTCTCTTGCGTGCTTCCATTTTGATTGATTTACTCCCCATGTCGTTACTTCTGTGATATATTGTTTTGTGATTCGTTTCTTCACTTCTGGTTGAACCGTCTGTTTTTTTGGTTTAACTTCTATCATCCAAGTTTTTAATAAACCATTTTTGTCTTTTACTTTTATGACAAAATCGGGAAAATAACGATGTCTATGTCCATCAACAGGAGATATATATGGTACAATAATTTCTTCACTGGACCACTCAACAACCCAACTTTCTGTATCAAATTTATGCATAAATCTAGCTTCCCAACTGGAACGGTAGATGATATTTGTATGGTCACCCATGTATTTTTGGGGGTTGGATGGTGTAAATACACCTTTATATGCTTTTGAATATGCCATAAATACTATGTATAACTTTTAAAAAAATGAAGGAAAAAATGGCAGAAATTACGATTGGTCAAACTTCTGGAGTATCTGGGCCAACTGCGCCACTATTTATTAGTCCATATGATACGAAATACCTACAGTATCCAAGAGATTTGGCTACAACACCAAAACTACACTCTGTTAATTTTAGAGCATACGCCATTGAAGCAAAAGCACTATCCGACGCGGTTCAATCATTACGCGAACCATTAACACAACTATCCAACATAACTACTGGTGATGCTGTTAATGCCGCTGCTGGTGTTGCTCAAGCAACTGTAAACGGAACAATTGCTGTAGTTAATGGTGGTTCTTCATTGCCGGATATAACAGTCAATTCAGTAATAAATGGATTACAGAGTGGTGTTGATAGTGCCGCAGAATCAGGAATTAAAATTAATAGTGCTATTAATAGTTTAAACAAAATTAGTCGCTCAACAATTGCCAAAGACAGTATAACATTATATATGCCAGAGAATGTACAATTCTCATATGCGGCACAATATGGCAATTTAAGTATTGCTGAAGCATTAGAGTCTGTTCCATTGGTTAAAGGCGTCGCAAAAGCAATCACATCAACAATCGGCAAAGAAGGAAATGCAGCAGCCAGATTGCTATTAAATGCAGCAGGTTATGTTTTTAACCCACAACAACAAGTATTATTTGAGGGTATTGACTTCAGAGAATATAGCATGACCTTCACTTTTACTCCATTTAACAAACAAGAATCTGATGAAGTTGCACAGATCATCAAATCATTCAGAAAAAATGCTGCACCAACAATAGTAAAAGCTACTGGCGGTTTCTTTTTTAATCCACCAGCGGTTTTTGATATAACATATCTGTTCAATAGTGCTCTTAATAATAATATAAGTCAAGTAAAACGTAGTGTGTTGAAGAATGTTGATGTTAATTATGCACCAAATGGTTGGGCAACACACGAAGATGGTTCACCAGTACAAATAGTTATGTCATTAAACTTCCAAGAAATAGAATTGGTTGATAGTGCAGACATTGAGAACGGTTACTAATATGAATTACTTTAAATCTTTACCTAAAATTTTAATTATAGATGGCAATACATCAATAGTTGCCACAAATTTAATGGCTCGTGCCAGTATTATTGCTGATCTGTTAAAGAATCCGTTGTTGCTTTATTCATATGATATACAAGATACGGATACACCAGAAATTATTGCACACAAATATTATGGTGATGTTGAACGATATTGGTTGGTCATGTTTGCAAACCAATTATTAGATCCACAATGGGATTGGCCAATGAATGGTCGAGTATTTTCTGACTTTTTGGATAAAAAATATACACCAGAAACTTTGGTTGATGCACATCACTATGAAAAGATTATTACACAAACAGATTCTGGTACCAATACAGTAACTACCGAAACAATTATAATAGATTCTAACACATATTCAAGTTTAACACCTTCCATCACATCATATACTTTACCAACGGGTATTGTAACCGTTGATGTATCCAAACGCATTGTTGACAACTATACATATGAAGTCGAAACAAACGAATCAAAACGTAATATTAAATTATTAAACAAGGTATATGCATCACAGATGGAAGATCAGTTAAACACATTGATGAGAAAATAATATGAGTGACAATGCAAACTCACCAAGTGAAAAATATTTTAATGCACAAGACGCAAGTGTAGATAAATTAAAAATAACCACAGCAAGTGGACAAGTAATTGATGTAAAATATCTTTTAATTGAATTGTCATATTATGAAGATATTTACAATTTTGTGACTTCAGGATATATGTTATTGAGAGATGCTGTTGGTCTAATCGAAAAATACCAATTAACCGGCAGAGAAACTGTTGAATTGAGTTTTGGTAAAGTTTCTGATATCAATAGAAAATCACAAACATTCCGACTTTATTCAATACCAACGAAGAATCCAGTTGGTAATCTGACTAGTGAATTTATAAAATTGCATTTTTGTTCTGAAGAATTACTGTTGTCTGAACAAACCAAAGTCACTCAAGCATTTCGTGGCACCAAAATATCAGACATTATTCGAAGTGTATTGGTAAATAATTTAAAAGTGGACGCAAAAATTAAACCACTCATTATTCAAGACACAACAGGTGTGTATGATTTTAATATACCAACAATAAATCCACTAGAAACAATCAGTTGGTTGTCCACATATGCAAGACCAGCGGCAAATGGACTCATTGGTGCAGATATGTTGTTTTTTGAAACAAAGAATGGTTTCAATTTCAAGTCATTAGGTACGTTGTATTCTGAACCCATCTATAAGACATATAAATATCAGTTGCAAAATATTGTTGATATTGATGACCCAGCATCTCAGAGTGTTGTATCAATATTAGACTATGAATTTATAAGAACATTTGATAATTTGAATGATATATCATCAGGTACTTTTTCAAATAGACTAATTTCTATTGATCCACTGACAAGAACAAGAACAGTTACAGATTTTGATTACTCGAAATACAAAGGTGCATCATTAAATGAGGGTAGTGTTTTAAATACCAATCAAAATAGATTGGGCAAGACACAGAGCCAATCATATGAAGGCACACTAAAATTAGCAGTTGGTAATTCAAATCAAACCACAAATAAAAACATAGAATCCGGTACAATAAAACCTGGTTCAGTAGGCAAAGACATTTTTATCGAAACATTTGTACCAAACAGAACATCACAAATATCTCTAGCAAACCACACACTAGTCAAGATTAAGATACCAGGTGATGCCGGTATTACTGCTGGGCGAACAGTCGATTTTAATTTACAATCAATTGCCAATAGTGGAACAGGACAATTAGATCAACTATATTCAGGTAAATATTTGGTAACTGCTGTGCGACACATATTGCAATCACAAGGTGTTTTTCAAACCGTGTTAGAATTAGCAAAAGATAGTACACCAGTACAAGTAGGTTCATTCAAATATAATGATGGAGTACCACAACAAGGAACATTTGCATGATGAATAATTTTTTAGGTAAAGATAACTTTATCTGGTGGGTAGGTTCAATTGAAGATAGAATGGATCCATTAGGTCTTGGTCGATGTAAAGTTCGTATATTTGGATGGTATGATGATGGTAATCCAGATTCAATATCAAAAATAAAAACAGTTGATCTGCCATGGGCGTTGCCTTTACTTCCATTGAACAATTCGAGATCATTTTCTGCACCAGAAATTGGTGATTGGGTTATGGGTTTCTTTTTTGACGGTGAAGCAGGTCAATTTCCAGTGATGATGGGTGTTTTACCTGGTTTTACTGCACCAAAGACACAATAAGGATTCAAAATGACAAATGAAACATCGGTCAATTTAGGTAGTTTTGGTTCATTAAATTTCACAGTTAAAGAGAATTTACCACCAAATTCACCGTTTGGTACTTTGTTGAACAAAGTTGGTGTTCAAACAACACCTCCATTAGCACGAGGTTATGTAACAAACTCTGCTATCGATTTACTCAATGGCAATCTGGCACATGTATGTGACTTTAAATTTATTGTAAATTTTGACATAATGGGTTCATTAGGATTAATTAACCCTATCGATGCATTACAAAAAGCCATTCGTAATGCAAAATTAGCCGCTGCATCTAGATTGCGTTTGTTATTACAAGATGTAATTGCAGCATTTCGTGCAGCTGCTGATGCCATTACACAAGCAATGTCTTTGGACCCAAGTGGAACTCTTTCCTTCTATTGGTCACAAGGCAAAGATATCATATCAAAAATTAATGACGTTATAGAATTTATTGCAGAGAAGGTCGAATTGGTATTAACAGAAGTATTTTTTGCAAAAATGATCTTGGAACTGATTGAGTGGATTAAAAGTCTACCTGAAAAAGTTAAGAATTTGTTACTATCTTGTTTAAATAATTTTACCAGTTCAATAAAACAATTAGCCTCCTCATTAAAATCTATACCAGATCAAATTGTTAACCTAACAACATCACAGATTCAGGCGATTGCAAATGAATTTACTGCAATATCTCAAACTACTGTTGACGATTTAACGAGTAGTCAAGGCACAAATACACCACAAGTGATTAGTGAAATATTTAATTCACCTGGCAGTACGGCAACAAACACACCAAGTATTGTTACTGCTGTGCAAGATTTTATAACTACAAATGTGCCTTCAACTGAAAAGATTGAAGGTCAAAAATTTCCGACAGTCAGTGGAAGCAATTCACCTTAATAGGATTACATAATGTCATTACCAAAACCAGACTTTGTGACAGCATGGACAGAACCAGTATCTGCTGCAAATACAGATTATCAACCTGTATATCCATATAATAATGTCACACAAACTAAAGGTGGTCACTCATTTGAAATGGATGACACACCAACACGAGAACGCATTCGACTGCAACATGGTAAAGGAACGTTTCTTGAGATGCATCCTACAGGTGATGAAGTACACAAGATCATCGGCGACGGTTATCACATCACATTGGGTGACCACAATATTGCAATTGGTGTTGATGATGGCAATTTGGCAAAAAAATTAAACATTACTGTTTATGGTGACGCATATTTTTGGGTGCAAGGTAATAAAATTGAACAAGTTGATGGTAATGTAGAACAACACGTTAAAGGCAATTACACACAAACTGTTGAAGGCATGATTACAACCACATCATTTGGCAATATGAAAATTAATGCCGGCGGTGCATTATTGGGAAAATTAACAATTAATACAGCAAATGAAGTCAGACTCAATTCTGACCTAAATGTGAGTGGTGCATTACATGCAAAAGGAATTGTATCAGACAATCGAGTTGATGCTGGTTTAGGTATGAGTGCAGGTATAGCAGGATTTGTAACACAAACTGGTGGAGTTTCAGTTGGTATTCCTGTTGCAGTACCTGGTCAAATTGTTGCTGCAGGTTCAATCACTTCATTTACTAGTGTTAATGCTCCTTTAGGTAACTTTGGTATATCATCATCTATATTGGCATTTGACATTGTAAATCAATTGTTGCGTAGAGTGCATATTCATGTGGCACCAGAAGGACCTACATCTCCACCAGTAACTAATGAAGTATCAGCTTAAGGAATATTATGAGTTCGAGTATATACGCGAGATTAAATTACAGTTTTCCAGATCCATCAGCAAATACAGTAATACAAGCTTTGTCTCCTGAAGTATTGGTGCAGATGAATGCTACACCACAGTTCATGAACGCATGGCAACAAGAAGATGTTGCTACAGGCAATACATCTGGTTATTATGTTAATCCTATGACCACTGTGATTGCAAATATAAAATTGGCAGCAAATAATTTGTTGAGTAGTGGTCAAGCCACAGGCACGACAAATGCAATTACAACACTAATATCATCAGCATACACCGATGCACAAGACATTTTTGAAAATACTGCTGATGGATTTTTATATCATACAAATAGACTATCAAATGTAATTCCTGCGGATCAAAATATTACAGAGCCACATTTTGAAACAGCAATGGGTATTGGTAAAATGATGATGTATTTTACAAATCAATCCGATAATATACAAAATAACTCACCAATATTAGGCAGTTTTACCAGTCTGTTCATCGAAGATACTTTATCTGCCTATGCAAATACATCAAACACCCAATCAAATTTGTATGCCAATACTGTGACATTCATACCGATGGCTGGAACATATACATCCAACATCAGTCTGGCCAATGCACAGTCTTTGGCAAATGCGTATTACAACCTGAATATCACGATGAAAAACTTCAGAAATCAAGATAATGTGTTTTTTCAAAATTCATCTTTGGTTTTGAATGATTTCAACAAAGTTAACCAGTTCTCTACAATGGGTCAAACTGAATCAGATTTGATTCAAAATTACATTGGATCACCTAAATTGTTATCCAGATTAAATGCAAACACATAAAATTCGAAAATTTACGCTCCGGCCCAAGAATTTTCTCCACGACTTTCAAAAGTCCAAAAAAGCGTTTTACTCCTACGATAAATAAACAATGGCAAATGTAACCAAAATATACTCAGACATAGACTTCACCTTCATAAAAAAACCTGTGACGGCGGATGTTGCACTCAGTTATGATGCACAAGCTGTTATTCGGTCAATACGAAATCTAATATTGTCAAAACACTATGAGAGACTCTGGAATCCAGATTTAGGTTCAAATGTTGATGCTTTATTATTCGAGTTAATAACACCTATGACAGCAAAGAACTTAGAAAGTGAAATTAAAGCAATCATCAATAACTATGAACCTAGAGCAACATTAAAAGAAATAACAGTGTCTCCGATGCCAGACAAGAATGCATACAACATATTTTTAAGTTTCTTTTTAGAAAATGCAACATTACCAACAACAGTAACACTTCTTTTAGAGAGAAATAGATAAAATGGCTGGTGCTAATTCACAATTACAAATAACTGATCTTGATTTTAATACAATCAAGAAAAATCTAACTGACTTTTTAAAATCTCAAGACACTTTAAAGGATTATAACTACGAAGGTTCTGCTTTGTCTGTATTGTTGGATGTTATGGCATACAATACACAATACAACGCCTTCTATTTGAACATGGTTGCTAATGAAATGTTCTTGGATAGTGCAATTCAAAGAAATTCGGTAGTATCTCAAGCAAAACTACTGAATTATACACCTAAATCCGCACTTGCACCAGAAGCCAAACTCAATTTAATAGTCAATCAAGTTGTTGATTCTTCATTAACGTTACCCAAATTCACCACATTCATGTCGGAAGCAATTGATGGTGTGAACTATAATTTTGTAACAACAGATGAGACAACGGTAAATGTTATCAATAATGTTGCAACGTTTAGTGATATCACAATTAAACAAGGAACACCAACATCTATAGCATACACTGTGGATTCTATTTCGAATCCAAAATTTACATTTAAAATACCAAACACTAATGTCGATACAACTTCTTTGCAAGTTATTGTACAGACATCCACTCCCACTACACACGAAGATGTATATGCACCTGCAACAGATTACCTGACTTTAGATAAAAATTCGTTAGTATATTTCTTACAAGAAGGATTAAACGGATTCTTTGAAATCTTTTTTGGTGATGACACTTTAGGTAAAAAATTAACTGATGGTGATGTAGTAAAGATTTCTTATATCTTAACCGAAGGTGTAGCTGCAGCTGGCGCAAACAATTTTGTATTGATGAACTCTTTAAGTGGTTATTCGAATACTGCAATTTCACCTTTATCGGCTGCAACAGATGGATCAGCAAGAGAATCAATTTCTTCTATCAAATTCCAAGCACCTAAATCATATTCAGCACAGAACCGTGCGGTATCTAAAGAAGATTATATTACTGCGATTCAACAAAATAAATTAGGGTATGCATTTGATGCAGTCAGTGTATGGGGTGGCCAAGAGAATGATCCTCCTGTATATGGTCAAGTATTTGTTTCATTAAAACCTGCCGGTGCATTTGCGTTAACTGCAACGCAAAAAACTAGACTATTGCAAGAAGTTATTCGTCCTATTTCGGTGCTGACTGTTGAACCAACTATTGTTGATCCTGATTACACATATGTACAAATTAATGCAAATGTGTTATATGATCCTAAAAAAACATCATTAACATCAGGACAAATACGAGAACAAGTTAAGGCAGCAATCAATAGTTACGCTTCTACATCATTAAATACATTCAATTCGACATTTCAATCAACAAGTTTTAGTGAAGCAATCAGTGCAGTAAGTCCTGCAATCATCACAAATGAACTATCGATTCAATTGCAGAAAAAGTTCTTCCCTAATCTATCAACACCAACAACATACAAGTTCTACTATGGTGCAGAGTTAAAAAAGGGTATGTTTCAAAGTGGCATCAACAGTTCACCTTCTGTTTCATTCAGAGATCCTACAAACTTAACCAATACAATTGCAGGCATTTTTATTGAAGAAGTTCCATCATCGAGTGGTGGTGTTGAATCTATTTCAATATTAAATCCGGGTTTTGGTTACCAGTCATCACCAACCGTAACCATCTTGGGTGACGGTACAGGTGCGACAGCACAAGCAACTATAAATGCTAACGGAACAATAAAAGAAATCACCATATTGACTCCTGGTACAGGATACACCAGTGCAATTGCAACAATCACACCTGCAACGAATGATACAACTGGACAATTAGGTGCAGTTATTGTCAACCTAGAAGGTCGTTATGGTACATTAAGAACTTTCTATAACAATACACAGAATGTCAAAACCATATTTAATCCAAACATTGGAACAGTTGATTATAAAACAGGTTTGGTGACACTGAATTCGTTTGGACCACTTGATGTTGACAATCCATTAGGACAATTAACCTTGTCTGTTAATCCAATAACAACTATTGTTTCATCATCTTTCAGTAGAATTATTACTGTTGATCCTTTTGACGCAAATGCTGTTGTTGTTAATGTTAGAGCAAAAACCGCATGATAGTCAACGACCAATTAACTTCGTTATTAGTTCCTACTCAACTACCTGAGTTTATCAGGGACAATCCAGACTATGGTAATTTTGTCTTATTTCTAAAGGCATATTACGAATGGATGGAGAAGAATGGTCAGGTAACTGATAGATCAAAAAATCTTGTAAACTATAAAGACATTGATAGAACGACTGATGAATTCATTAGTTATTTTACCAATGACTTTTTACCGAACTTTCCAAAAGACATTTTAATTGACGAAAGAGAAGCTGTCAAGTTTGCTAGACAATTATATAAGTCAAAAGGTACACCATCATCTTATAAGTTCCTATTCAGAATCTTATTTAATTCAGACTTTGATGTATTTTACACTAAAGATGCGGTCTTAAAGGCGTCTGCTGGTACATGGTATATTCCAAGAAGTTTGAAGTTGGCATCTAGTGATGATAATTTTTTAAACATCACAAATCTTCGTTTGTTTGGTGAAGAAACCAAATCAATTGCAACCGTTGAAACCTCAGTAAAATCAGGTACTAAAACTGAAGTATTCATTTCAGACATTGAACGTCTGTTTCAATCTGGAGAATTTGTTCGTGTCGTTGATAATAATAATCAAACAGTGTTGTTTGGTGGTCAACCACTACGAGCAAAGATTGTAGGTCAGATCAGTCAGATTAAAATTGATACAAACAATAGAGGATTATTATATGAAGTAGGTGATCCTGTTATTGTTTACAATGGTTTAAACTCAAACACAAGTCCAAGTGCAATTGCAGAAGTTGGTTCGACAACAACAGGTTCAATTCAACGTATTAATGTGGTTGATGGTGCATTTGGTTACACACTGAGTTCAACAATCAACATCACTAATGCACCAGGCGCATCAGCTTCTGTTGGAACGTTAAATCCTAATCCAAATTCGACAGCAAATATTGCAATACCTACCGACACCATCACACTAAAAAGATTCATTGAAATTGGTAATGGTAACTACAATTTCTCCAATACCGTTGTTGCAAATGCAAATACTACGCTTGCAGAAGCATTAACATTTGAAATATTCGATACTCATCCAATATCGTCAGTGATCGTCAATAATGGTGGCGGTGGTATTAGACAGATTCCACAAGTAATAGCACAATCAAACTTCACTAATGATGCACTTGGTACATCACTGATATCTTCATTGGGTATATTGTCACCTATACAAATTGCCAGTGGTGGCCATGGTTATCAGGCAAATGACACCATCATTTTTACTGGCGGTAATGGTGTTGGTGCAAAAGCAAATGTCATAACAGTTGATGGTAATGGTGCAATCACTAATGTTGCATATGTATATGGACCAACAGTTCAGTATCCATTAGGTGGTTTGGGATACAAATCAATTAATTTACCAACACTAACCATAAATTCATCAAATGTACAGGCTGCAAATGCACAATTATATGTACCTGGCATATTAGGTGAAGGTGCAAGTTTCTCTGTTATTGTGGACCGTGCAGGTTCAATCACGACAATTAAGGTGACAAGTGGTGGTGAGGATTATATTTCTGCACCAAATGTTTCATTGAAAATTCAAGACATTGTTGTTTCGAATGTATCAATATCAAATCTACCACGAAAAGGTGATCCGATATATCAAGGTGCAAACATTAATGTACAGACGTATATTGCAACAGTAAATTCAGTTTCGTTGTTGCAAGCAAACGAAGATCCTGCATTATCATTGTATAACTTGCGTGTATTTAATTACACTTCTGTTCCAAACACCACATTGCAATTAAACATCGACAGACCACTTGATAATATTCACCTAACAATGGCGAATGTTGCGTTCTCGAATGTATATAATTCAAATGGTATAAGAACATATGGTGATGGTACCGCAAAGGCAAAGGCAAGTTTCTTAAATGGTTTGGTGATTGGCCAAGGACAATACTTAACATCACAAGGTCACCCAAGTTCATTTGATGTTCTACAAAATGATGTGTTTAATAATTTTACATACCAAATTACAGTAGAAAAAGAAATTGCAAAGTATAGAGAAACATTGTTGAACCTATTGCATCCTACGGGCATGAAAGTGTTGGGTAGATTTGCAATGAAAGCAAATAATAATTTTGTATTTAATGGTGTCGAAGGTCTATCTCAAGGTCATCCACTATCATTCTATACAGGTTATCCTGGTTCTTCAATTTCTATGTACTCTGATTTTGTAAATAAGAGTAACAACATATTACACTTTGAAGAACTTGCTGGTGCTAATATTGCAGAATTTATTTTTGCAAATAGTACAATTGAAGTTGCACCAGTTAATGGTCCTAAGATTCGTTCAACAATTATCTCATTAGACTATGTAGCAAACACAGTTGTATTGACAGATAATAGTTGGTTAACTTTTGCAAATGTTGCATATGTACAAGCGAACTCTGGTTCGAACGTCATAAATATAGTATCAATGACAGATAGTTATGATATCGTCAATAACAAACAATACAGTAACACATCATATCCTTTAATGGACATTGCGTTTGTTGGTGACAAAGTATTGATTGCAAACAATACAAGCAAAACTATTAAGAGTATAGATTACATTAATGGTGTTATCACATTAACATCCAATCTATCCGCAAATGCCAACTCGTTAATGGCAGTCAATAGAACAGTATCAGCACAAACATCAGTTACAATTTATGGACCAGTTGGTTTACAATATGTTCCAGAACTAATTACAGAAAACGGTTTCACGTTAATAACAGAAGATGGTCAAATCATCCTATTGGGGTAAAGAATGAGTACAGTAAAAATTTCCGAGTTAGCATCATTAAACAACATAGGGTCTAATACATCAAATACATTAATTGTTGGTGTTGATTTGGCCACAGGTGTTACAGGTAAATTTACTGTAACCAAGTTATCAGAAACGATTTATGCAAACAACACATTAAATGTGGGAAATAATGCAATTCTTTTCCCTGGTGTTATTGGACAATTTGCAAGTAATAATGAAAGTTATTTACAATTAAACATCCAAAATAAAAATGCCAATGGGTCAAGTGATATTGTTGCAACCGCAGATATTGGCACAGACGTTACACACTATATCGATTTTGGTATAAACGGGTCAGACTATAATTTTGGTGACACACAACCTTACAGACCGATGGATGGTTATCTAATCGTACAAGGTGGTGCAACAGGAACTGATCCTGGTGGTAATTTGATGATTGGTACACTGACAGAGACTAAAGACATTGATTTTGTTCAGGGTGGTTTGGAGGACGGTAATGTAGTCGCATCATTCATCTACGGTTCAGGCCTTAAACTAAGACAGAAACCATTAATCTTTGCTGATGGATCAACACAGAACACATCAACTGAAGCTGCAAGCATATATGCAAATTCAGCATTCGATCAAGCAAACTTAGCGTTATTGATTGCATCAACACCACAAGCAAATGCAAACTCAGCTGCATTGTATGCTAATGGTGCTTTCATTCAGGCAAACTCAGCATTCACTAAAGCAAACAACGCATTAGCAAACACAACAGGTACATTTGGTGGCGATTTAACCATTACAGGAAATGTTGTTGCAAAAGGACTATCAACATCAAATGGTTTAGTTTCTATCTATAATGCAATATTTCCCGCAGGGAATGCAGCATTAGAAATTGTTGGGTCAAATGGTGGCGCACAACAAACACCAGCAAACGATGGTTACATGTTGCACATCACAGGTAAAGATGCTGTACCAACAAGAGTCATCACTGATTCATTTGGCACAAACAACTATTCAGTATATTCTGGTCGTATGGCTAGAGGTACTGCTGCATCACCATTAGCGACAGCAAACAATGATGTTATTGCGCGATATTCTTCTAGTTCATATGATGGTGTATCATTTTCAACTCTTGGTGTTGGTAGAGTAGACTTTGTTGCTACTGAAAATCATGCACCAACAACTAAAGGTACAGAGATGCAGATTTGGACCATCAATAATGGTTCAAACACATTGGTGAAAACTGCAACATTTAATGGTACAGTTGCAACATTTCCAAATGATATTCGCGCAAACAATGTTGTGTTAACTGGATCGTTAACTGCAAATTCATTGGCAGGACAAGTTTTCTTTGCCAATATTTCAATTGGTTCTTCTACTGCAAACACAGTTCAGTTTTATCCACTTGTTAATGCACCGACACAAATGTCTGGACAAATTTGGTATTCTGCAAATGCAATATCATTAATTACAGATACTGATATTGCTGGTGATAGACCTCAAGTTGGTAAAGTGTTGTATGAAAGAGTGTTTAATTCTACAGGATCAACGATTGTTGCAAACAGATGGGTGAGATTGAACGGTAACACAACACCAAATTCTGTTCCATATATTGCACTTGCTGATGCAACATCAGCTGCAAACTCGGTGGTGGGAGGTTTTGTTAAAAATGCAATTGCAAATGGTGCATATGGGTTTATATACACAAAAGGGATTGCAGATTTATTGGATATGTCTGCGTTTAACAATGCCGATTTGTTATTCTTATCCGCAACACCAGGTCTTGCATCGAACGTTGCGCCAGTGGGTACATCACTTGCAACAATTCAAATTGCCAAAGTGTTATCCAACAGTTCGACAGTTGGAAAATTGCAAATTGAAATTATACCAAGACCAGAATATGGCAAAGCAAACGGCGCAGTCACCTTTGCAAACAATAATATTTCTGTTACAAGTAATACAGTAATCATTAATGAAAATGCAGGAACATTATCTGTTACAAATGGTGTCATTAAAACACAACGCAGTTATGTTGGTGCTCAGACAGCAGTTACGATTAATTTTACAACAGATACTTTAGTAAGAGCAAATACTTCTGCTGGATTAACAGTAACTCCTGCAAACTTTTTAAGTGGTAAAGAAGTTTTATTAATCATCACAAATACTGCTGGTACAAACCAAACGATTGTGCATGGTGTATCTGCATTAAACTCATCAGTTGGTGCAACATCATTTGCATTACAAGCAACCAAATCTGCATTGTTGAGATATGTTTCTTTTGATGGTGACGTAGGAAATACTTACGTTTTTGCAACCTACGCATAATAAATAAAACATGGCAAATCAAAATATACTTACGAACGGCGCAAAGGTTGCTCAGATAGAGCAGGTGTTCTTCTCACCTGTTGCTGTTGTTCCACCTTTTATTGATACACCAATATCCACAACATATTGTTTCTTAGCAAAAGTTGATCCTTGGAGTGATGAGAATGATCCTCCTGAACCGACTCAAGATGTTGCATCAATCAAGAAAATATTTAAGAATATGTTTGTTGCAAAACAAATACATTCAAATGATATTTCACCGGTCATTGCAAGAGTCGATTGGAATAACGGAACAATTTATGATTTTTATCGTGATGATATTGATTTACTACTACAAGATGTGAATGGAAACAACGTCTATAATTATTATGTAAAAAATAAATTTGACCAAGTATTCAAATGTTTATGGAATAATAATGGTGGTGCATCACTCAACGAACCATTCTTTGAACCAGGTTCTTATGACACTAACAACATTTTTACTGGTCTTGATGGTTATAAGTGGAAATATATTTACACCATTGACACTGGTTCAAAAGTTAAATTCATGGACTCCACTTGGATGCCAGTTCCAGTAGGTTCAAACACTCCAAATCCATTGATAACTTCTGCTGGTGCAGGAAGTCTCGATGTAATTAATGTATTGGATGGTGGTTTTAATTATGATACATCAAATGCAATCGTCACTGTAACGGTTACTGGTGATGGTACCGGTGCAACTGCTGTAGCAAATGTATCTGGTGGCCAAATTGCAGATATCATTGTTACATCACCGGGGTCAAATTATACATTTGCAAATGTTGCAATTACTTCCGAATTGGGCACAGGTGCAGTTGCTATTGCACCAACTTCACCTGTTGGTGGTCATGGTTTTGATCCTATTGGTGAATTGGGTTGTTCACATATTATGTTTACTGCTGAATTTAATGGAACAGAAGGTGGTTTAATACCAACAGATATCGACTTTCACCAATTAGGTTTGATAATTAATCCAACCACACGTTCACTGACACCAAATCCAGCAAACGGTGCAATATACAGCACAACAACCGACTTTTTGGTAGCACCAGGTTTTGGTGCATATACAAATGATGAAGTGGTATTTCAAGGTGCGACAGTAGAAACCGCAACATTTACCGGTAAAGTTTTAAGTTTCAATGCAACAACCAATGTAATTAGAGTTCTAAATATAGTCGGAACACCAATACTCAATGCACCGGTTTTTGGTGACACATCAAGCACTACAAGAACATTGATGACTTTTACTCCACCAAACTTTACTATATTCTCAGGATATTTGTCCTTTGTAGAAAATAGATCAGGTGTGCAGAGAAGTCCAGATGGCATCGAACAATTTAAGTTTGTATTAGGTTACTAGTTCATAAGTATTATAAATACTCCTATAATAATAGGAGATTATGATGGCATGTATTTACAAAGTTACAAATAAATTAAATAAAAAAACTTATATTGGTTATAGTAAAAATTTTGCAAAAAGAAAAAGTGTACATAAAGAAAATGCATTAAAGAGAAATGTTGGTTTTGTTTTCTACCAAGCAATTCGTAAATACGGATGGGACAATTTTGAATGGGAAATAATATATGAAAGTTGGGATGATAAACATTGTTTAACTGTTATGGAACCATACTTTATCACAGAATATAATTCTTTTGGTGAAAATGGTTACAATATGACAAGAGGTGGTGAACGTGGACCAGACACAATAAAAAGAAAACCACTCACTGAAGAACAAAAAAATAATATTAGTGTACAAACAAAAAAAAATGCTTTGCGTGGTGAAAACCATCCCATGTATGGAACCAAAGCGAATTCAAAATTTCTACAATCAGCAAAAACCTCCATGTTAGGTAAACAACATTCAGAAGAAACTAAAAAACAACAAAGTAATTCCCGAAAAGAATATCTGAAATTGAATAATGCAGGAATGTTAGGTAAGAAACATTCAACTGAAACCAAACAAAAAATGAAGTCTAAAAGGTTAGAAAAATGGGAATTATATAATGGTGAAACCAAACAAACCATATTAATAGATGATTTGATGGAATATAGTACAATAAATAATATAAATTACAAAACTGTTTACGCTTGGACATATCAAATAATTGATGGTAAACAAAGACTAAAAAAGGTAGAAAATGGCTCTTAATTTTAATGTTGATCCTTATTTTGATGACTTTGATCCGTCAAAGAACTTTCATAGGATTTTATTCAAGCCGGGCGTGGCAGTTCAAGCGAGAGAATTAACACAATCGCAAACATTATTGCAGAGTCAAATCTCTAAATTTGCTGATAATATTTTCTCTCAAAATACACCAGTCAATGGCGGCAAGGTTACTACCAACTTAAATTGTCAATATTTAAAATTAAATCCACAATTTAATGGTGTAAACATTGTTGCTGAAGATTTTAAAAATAGAATCATTCAAGATGCAACAGGAACAATTCTTGCAAAAGTTATTGCGACTGCTGAAGCCACAGGTACTGATGTTACTGCGGGTGATCCACCAACACTAATCGTTACATACTTCACTGGTGGAGAGTTCACAGATGCAATGAACATTTTTCCAACAGACGGTTCAAATTTTGCGGCAACGACTATTGGTATTCCAGACGGAACAACATGTACCGGCAAAGCTTCTGTTGCATCCATTTCTGACGGTGTATTCTATGTGAGAAACGGGTTCTTTACCTCATCAACACAAAATGATGATGGTACATTCTCCAAGTATTCTATTGGTAACTTTGTATCTGTCCAACCACAAACAACAATTCTAAACAAATACAGTAATGTACCATCATTTAGATTGGGTCTGTCTATAACTGAAACCGTTGCAGACTATGTGGATGATCCTTCACTATTAGATCCAGCAGTTGGTGCATCCAACTATCAAGCACCAGGTGCTGATAGATATCAAATTACATTGTCATTAATCACGTTGCCATTAGAATTGGGTAACGATGACCAGTTTATCGAATTGGTTCGTATCGAAAATGGTATTATTGTTAAGCAAGTTGATAGTACCGTATATGCAACTATCGACGATTACTTTGCAAAACGCACATTTGATACTAATGGTGACTTTGTTGTTAATGATTTTAACTTAACTCCTGTTGCGAATACATCCAACAGTGCAAAGTATGACCTAAAAATTGGTAAAGGTGTTGCATATGTTCGTGGTTATAAGATTGAAAATCAATCAGATACAACATTAATCAATGATCGTGCGCGTACACAACAAACACTAGACAATAATTCTGTGTTTGTGGACTACGGTTCATACTTTTATGTTGATACTGTTAATGGACTATTCGATGTAACCACAGCATTCCCTGTTGATTTACATTGTATTCCTGCAGCAAACATTGCAACTGCAAACGCGACAACCTATGCATCAACATTAGTTGGTACAGGTTATATTCGCAATATGACATATGACCGTAACACAACTGCAGCAAATACTAAGTCATATGTGTTCAAATCATTCATGTACAATATTAGTACAAACCAATTAAATGGTAATGTTGCAAGTGCAAACGCAACGACGATTACATTAAGTCCAACATCATCAGGACAATTATCACCATATGCAAATGCATATTATGGTGTCGTTATTAATATTCCAACAGGTACAGGTTCAGGTTATACAGGACGTATTACTGCATATGATCCAGTAAATAAAACTGCCACTGTAAACCCAACTTTTACGATTCCACCAGACAGTTCATCAACCTTTTCATTTAAGTTTGATACATTTGATGTGGATTCACTTGCAAATACTGCAACTGGCACTACAACAATCAACTCAAGTGCAAACATTAATGCATCAAGTAAGTCGAATGGTGTTGGTACAGGTGATACAATTCTGAACAATCCAAATGTACCAGAACTATTGTACAATATTGGTTATCCATATGTTGCAACACTAAGTGATAGTTCATACTCATCCACTAAAGTGTGGAGAACTAAAGCATTCAGTGGTACAGGCACAGTTTCATTAGCACTGACATTACCAGTTGCACTTCAAGGACAAATGACTTTTGCTGGTGGTGTTGGTGCATTATCACCAGATGCTATTTTACAAAACTACACAGTAATTGTAACAAGTACCACAGATACTGCAAACAATGGTGTTGTTGGTTCAGTTATGGATTTTACATCATCAGGCAATACAGTTACTATTGCAGCTGGTGCAAATACTGTTACGTTCACATCAACAAAATACAAAACACCATTAACTGTAAGTGTAATCTCAAAGGTTAATATTGGTAATGCTGATGCAACTGACCACTTCTTAAAAACAAAAACATTGGTTACTGGTAACACAACCAATGTGAGTATTTCTGGACCAGATGGTATCATTGCATCAAATACATATGTTGACTTAACTGCGGGCCATGTCTATATTAAAAATGCAGCGTTATTATCAACTGGTCAACCACAATCATTGTATGTCACCGACTTAAAACGTTTAATTAAAGTTATTGACACCAAATCACCTGGTGCAGCTGCAACCGATGCAATGTTGTCAGATAGTTCATATGATGTAACCAGAAATTTCTCACTGAATAATGGTCAGAAAGATGGTTTATATGACCATGCGTTCTTAGTATTGAATGCTGGTGCACCAAAACCACGAGGCAACATTCTTGTAATATTTGATTTCTATACTCACTCATTTGCTGATGGTTATTTTAGTGTAGAATCGTATGTGAACGAATCATATGCACAGATACCGTCATACACCGCACAGAATGGTAAAACGTATCTGTTGCGTGATGCATTGGACTTTAGACCATCTCGCAAGAATGGTACAAGCACATTTGACTATGAATACAGTGCAAATCCAAGCACAAATGATACAGGTTTCTATATTCCACAAGACTTGACAAATTGGTTGAGTACATATTCATTCTACTATGGCAGAAAAGATAAACTTGTACTAACCAAAGATAAAAACTTCCAGATCATTCAGGGCAATCCATCAACAAATCCAATTCTACCAGTACAACCTGATGGTTCATTGTTGATTGCAAATTTAACACATGATCCATATACAGCATACCTACCAAGTGAAACACCAAAAGGTGTATTGCCAAACCTATCATTAGAAAAAGTTAAACATAGACGTTGGACAATGGATGACATTTCTGACCTACAGACTCGTGTTAATAATATTGAATACTATACCACACTAAATCTGTTAGAACAAAATGCACAATCATTACAAGTTCCAGATGCAAATGGTTTAAACAGATTCAAAAATGGTATTCTTGTTGATGACTTCTCGACCTATGCTGTTGGTGATACCAGCAACCCAGACTTTTCTGCATCGATTGATCGTATCGGTAAGAAAATGACTGCTGCTCAGTTGGTACAGAACTACCCATTAAGTTCAATCAACACATTGAATGCGATTGGTAAACCTTCAACATCTGCAAACACATTAGGATATCAGTTACATAATATTGGTAAAGGCACAAACATCTTTACTTTACCATACACAACAACACCAATCATCAAACAACCACTGGCAAGTCAGACCGTCAACTTAAATCCGTTTACGACTCCAGTATATCAAGGTGTGTGTTATCTGAACCCACCGATGGACAACTGGGTTGATAATACACAAGAACCAGACCTATTGATTGTTGATCCTAATTTACAGATTTACCAAGAATCAAATACACTGAATACATTAAGTGTAACCAACTGGCAAACAATACCAGGCACACAAGTTACCAGTGTTGGCCCAAGAACGGTGAAAAATCGTGTTGCAACACAAACCACTACAATAACATCAACACAATCACAAACCACTACACAAGGTTATTGGAGCAACTTAGGTTCATCATACAGTTCAAATAATGGTTATATTACAGACATAAGTATTCAACCATATATTCGTTCACAATCTTTATTGTTCAAAGCAAAAGGTCTAAAATTAAATACTCCAGTACAAACATTCTTTGATGGTGTTTCTGTTGATGAATTCATTTCAAATCCTGACGTATTGGAACTGACTGGTGTAACAGGTGAATTTGCAGAAGATGATGTTATTGGTTATAAGGATACAGGATTAAATAAATTTTTACCAATCGCAACTGTTGTATCAATCTACAAATATCCAAATTCAACAAATGTTCGTTTGTATATTGCAAGTAACTTCCACACAACATTTGGTAACGTTTCTGGTGCAACCACTATACAAAATGCATTCTTCGATGAGAATGGAGTTTATGTTAGTAAAACCGCAGAGGGTACATTACCTGTTTCAAGTGTAGTATCTTTTAACAATAATGGTTTTGTTTCTTCTGTTGGTGGTGCATTTACCGATGCAACATTAACAAGTAAAACTTTATATCGTGCATCACACCCACGTTACAATGCGTTCTCACAAGCACACGGTGTTTGGAGTACACAAAAGAAAACAGGAAACGTTGACATATCATTTACAGTTAACTTCCCTAAGACTGCTACATATTACTTCCAAGCAGTGGCCGACGAAGATGGTAAAGTTTATCTAGATGGTGCAGAAAAAATCGACATGTTAGTTGAAGGTACTGCTTATCTGTACAGTCAATCAGTTACTGCCGGCGACCATGTTGTTAGAATAACAGCAAATGCAGGTTCACCTTCAGATAACTTCATTGCGGTTGCTATTGCGGATACAGCATGGACAGCAGGTAAACCAACCACAACAGGTAATATAATATTCACTACTATCAACCCACCAGCAATAGTTCCAACGAATGTGGGTGCAGTATTCCCAATGGCTGGTGGTGGTGCATACTATACCGGTGTAACACAGATTGCATTAAGTCCTTCTGCTGCTAATACAGACAACTATTATGTCGGCACCAAAGTTAACATCACATCAACTTTTGTATCACAAACTGTTGCTGGTTCAGCTGCAAATCGTTCTACACAAACATATAAACCAACAATTACTGCATACAACGGCGACACCAGACTGGCAACATTAAGTAGTCCGGTTAATATTTCTGTTGGTGTCAATACATTAATTGGTGGTAATATCACATCACCATATTCTCTAAGTGGTTTAAAATCAAACTATGTATTAGCTGTGGCACAAGGCGGACATGCGACTTTATCCACAAATGAAAATGGAGACTTTGTTGGTATTTTTAATGTACCAGAAGGCACATTCCGAAACGGAGACCGTATCTTCCGTGTGGATAACAGAACAACACCTAATGATCCAGGTTCTGCAACAACATGGACTGAAGCAACATTTACCGCATCTGGATTATCAACAAGATCACAATCCATAGATTTTGCGCCGTCGATTTCTGCTGCAAAAAATGTTTTCACCAAGACTGCACAAAAATCTTTAGTGAGTACAACAACAGTATCAAATCCATATGATCCTGTTGCACAAGGATTTATTATCGACAATGATACATATCCAAATGGTGCATTTATTAGTTCTGCGAAGTTCTTCTTCCAGAGCAAACCAACCACAACAAGCATACCAGTTACACTATCAATTGTTGGTACACTGAATGGTTATCCAAATGGTGTAACATTAGATCACTCTATCGTTACAAAAACACCAGATACCGTAAAGGCATCAAGTGCGCCACATTATTTGGATGCAACAACTTATACAGAGTTTACTTTTGCTGCGCCAGTATTCATTCAACCTGGTGTGTTATATGCATTTATATTGCAGTCAGCATCACAAGATTATAATGTATATGTTGCTGCACAGAACTCAACTGCGTTGGCATCTTCAGTGAAAAACTTGCCTACTGATGAAACACCAACCAATATTACTAAGATTGGTACATCACCATATGTTGCTGCAATGTTTGAATCGCAAAACTCAATTACTTGGACAGCAGATCAAACCAAGGCATTGATGTTCACCGTAAATCGTTGTGTGTTTGATACAACCAAGTCACCAAAAATCAGAATGGTTACACCTAAATTCTTGCCAACAAGAAAAGGTGTCAATAATGACATTCAGGCATTTTACGACTCAAATTTAATCAATAACGTAGATGGCGTACACTCTATTGTGGATCAACCAAGTGATGCATATAATATCAGTGTAACAGATTTTGTTCCAACAGATACAAATATTGGTTACACATATCAACCAACACTGTTGTCAACAAATCAGTTGGATTCTGAAGTTGCTGTGATTCCTGGTAAATTTGGTTCACCAACATATGACCATATTTACCTAAATGATAATAAAGGTGAACGATTACTACAAGCAAACAATGCAAACTCATTCTCGTTGTTTGCACAATTGTCATCATCATCAAGTGCATTGAGTCCAATCATCTCCGATGACGGAACATCATTGTATAATATTCAATGGAACATTAATAACCTAGGTCTATCAAATAGTTCTATTGCATTAATTAATGGTGGTACTGGTTATTCTAATAACATAAGTGGAAATACAACAGTATCAATTTCTGCACCAGACATTGCAGGCGGCACACAAGCATATGCATCCGCGAATGTAGATGGTGGTGTTATTCAGTCTGTTTGGATTACAACACCAGGCAGTGGTTACTTAACAACACCTACAATTACAGTATCTGATGCAAACACCACACCTGGTATTAATGCATCTGTGTCAGCAGTATCTGAATATTCACCTTCAGGTGGTAATGCGTTGGCTCGTTATGTGACCAAGAAAACCACACTAAGTGCATCAAATGATTCACAAGACTTGCGTGTGTTCTTTACTGCTTATCGACCAGCTGGTACAAACATCTATGTGTTCTATCGTGTACAAAATAGAGATGATTCACAAACATTTGAAAATGGTACATGGCAACTAGCAACCTATGTGAACAATACAGGTAATGGTTTCTCCACATCAAGAGATGACACATTAGAATTTGAAGTTGCACCAGGAGTTAATGGTGTTGCTGACGACCAAATCTCTTATACAAGCACAACAGGCACAACATACACATCATATAACCAATTTGCAATTAAGATTGTATTTGTAACTAGTGATAAAACAAATGTTCCATTCTTGACCGACATTCGTGCATTAGCATTACCATCAGGAACAGGCATCTAATATGTCTTTAGTAAAAGTTACTGGTACAAACTTTATCAGAGACACTTCAAGTATGGCCCTCATCAATAATGATGATGTGGCCAGAAACGAGTATTATTCCAAAGTGCGTATGTTAAAGACACAAAAGGATGAGATAAATACAGTAAAGTCTGAAATTGCCGGCATTAAAGAAGATATGGTTGAAATAAAAAAATTAATGCTAAAACTACTGGAAAAAGGTTAAAATGGCCAACACCGTTACAAATATAAGTTATGCTAATACATTTGGTGAATGGGTAGTTGCTACCGATGCATTAATTGCGGAAAACAATGCATTAGCAGCAGCTGATTACACAAAATCATCAGGTACTCTATACCTAAATGAAACTACACAGAACTCATTGCAGGCGAACGGCAATATCATTGTTCAAAAACAATTGTTGGTTCAAGGTTCAGGTTCATCTGCCACAATACAGAACAACTTAGGCGTCGGTGGTCAATTAAATTTGACCAATGCATCCATTGGTCTTGTTGTTACAAGTCAAGCAAACATTGGTGGTCTATTGAATGTGCAAGGTTCAGGAATTGGACTTTCTGTTGCAAACAATGCATATATTGGGAATAATTTAACTGTACGTTATGATATAATTTCAAATACTGTACAGTCAAATACTTCAGTAAATACTGAATCACTTAGTGTTACAGGTACAAGTTATTCGGATGTTGTTAAAGGCAACACATCAATTAATACACCAACACTCAGTGTTTCTGGTACAAGTTTTGCAGATGTTATTCAAGCAAATACATCAGCTAACACCAGAACATTAAGTGTTACTGGTATTGGTTTTGTTAATGTATTACAAGCAAATTCTTCTGTAAATACCCAAACTTCTAGTGTAACACAAACTGGTTTTGTTAATGTATTACAAGCAAATACATCCACAAATACTCAAACTTCTAGTGTAACACAAACCAGTTTTGTTAATATATCACAAGCAAATTCTTCTGTAAATACTAGAACATTAAGTGTTACAAATACAGGGTATGTGGATAAACTACAAGCCAATACTAGTGTATTGACTGGAACAATACAAGCAAATACATCCACAAATACTCAAACTTCTAGTGTAACACAAACCAGTTTTGTTAAAGTATTACAAGCAAATACATCAATTAACACAGAAACACTAAGTGTTACAGGCACAAGTTTTGCAGATAAAATACAAGCTAATACTTCAATTGATGCACCACTACTTAGTGTTAGTGGTACAGGATTTGTTAATGTATTACAAGCAAACGTATCCACAAATACACAAACTTCTAGTGTAACACAAACCAGTTTTGTTAAAGTATTACAAGCAAATACATCAATTAACACAACAAATATTTTTGCAACAACAAATTCTGTAAGTAATGCTGTTATTGCAAATAATTATATTACCGCACCCGATGCATATGTAACAAATGTTGCAGTAACTGGACTGTATGGTAGTGCAACCGCATTAGGTTCTGCTTATGGAATGACTGTTGGTGCAGGTGGTTTAAGTGTTACAGGCAATTTTACAATCAATGGTACAATTGTTTATAATACAACAACTTTGACATTGAGTGCAACAACACCGAATCAGGTGTCAGCATTCCAGGTATTCAGAACAGCAAATGGTTTTCCTAATGGTACTGAAGCAAATGCAGCAATTCGTTGGAATGAATCTAATGGATATTGGGACATTCGTGATGTAAATAACCTTTCCAGTTACTCAAAAATTTTAACTGCGAACTTAATTAGTGATTCTGTCATATCAACAAGTGCAGACACTGTTGCAAGTTCAAATGCTGTCAACTCGTTATTAGGTTCGGTGATTGCAGCTAATGCGGCGTTCCTAAAAGCAAACAGTGCATATGAGTCACAGAACACTACTGGTTCTTATGCCAATAATTCATTCCTAAAAGCAAACAGTGCTTATGGTTCACAGAATACCACCGGAATCTATGCAAATTCATCATTCTTAAAAGCAAATGCAGCATATACTAGAGCAAATAACTCTATTAATGCAAACGTTGGTGGTGTAATTACTGCAACTACCGCAGCATTGTCAAATATTACAGGTGCATTAGTCGTATCTGGTGGTGTTGGTATTTCTGGAAATGTGTACACAGGCAGTCTTGTTATTACAGGAACAACAAGTAATGGCATCACATTTTCTGATGGTTCAACACAATTAACATCAAGTGCAGGTGCAGGTTTATATGCTAATGGTGCTTTTATACAAGCAAACACAGCAACTACCAATGCATCAATAGCAGATTCCAAAGCAGTTACTGCTGGTTCTTATGCCAACTCAGCATACACTCAAGCAAATACTGCCACAACCAATGCAGCAACAGCAGATTCTAAAGCAGTAACAGCAGGTTCTTATGCAAACTCAGCATACACTCAAGCAAATACTGCCACAACCAATGCATCAATATCAGATGGTAAAGCAGTAACAGCAGGGTCTTATGCCAATAGTGCTTTTGGTGTTGCTAACTCAGCAAGTCTATACGCTAACGGCGCATTCTTAAAAGCAAATACAGCAACTACCAATGCTGCTGGCGCATCTTTATATGCTAATGGATCATTTATACAAGCAAACGCAGCATATGATCGTGCGAATACATCAGCAAACATATTTGTTGGCACAACAGGATCAGTTTCACAATTAAGTGGTGTAATTTCTTATTCGAGCAATAACGGATTAACAATTGTTGCAACAACAGCAAACAATCTTGCAATCAGTACATCTCAAGATTTAAGAACATCTGCATCTCCAACCTTCAGTGCATTAACAATAACTAACTTTGCAACATCAACAACTCCAACAACCAATACCAGCAACACACAAATTGCAACAACTGCGTTTGTAAATGCAACAATGAATACTGGTATAACATATGCACATAGTATTTCTGGTACTGCGGCAATCGCAAATTCGTTGGTAACTTCGACCAATTATCAAGTCAAAACAATTGGTGTTGGTACTGCTCCTGATTCTGCAAATACAGGTTCCATTCGTGCTACAGGTGATATCACTGCATATTACTCAGATGATAGATTGAAAACTAGATTCAATAACATACCAAATGCAGTACAAAAAGTACAGTCTTTGAATGGATTCTATTATCAAGCAAATCAGATCGCAATGGATTTAGGTTATAAATCAATAATGGAAGTTGGTGTATCGGCACAAGAAGTACAAAGAGTATTACCGGAAATTATTGCAGCAGCTCCAATCGATAATCAATACCTGACAGTTAAATATGATAAACTTGTGCCGTTACTTATCGAAGCAATTAAAGAATTGAAACAAGAAATAGATACTTTAAAAGGAATCAAATAATGTTATTCTGATTTAATTAGTAAAAATACCAAAAACCTTCTCAACTAAATAGACTGAGAAGGTTTTTTTATATAGAGGACACCATGGCCGCAGGTTATCAAGAGCTCTTCCTTGAACAAGGAACAGATTTCAATACATCAATCACACTAGATGATGCTGATGGTGTACCTTACGATTTGACAGACTTTGTTGCAAAAAGTCAGATGCGTAAATCATATTATTCCAATTCAACCACCGCACAGTTTGTCATTTCAATTAATGATCCAAGTAATGGTGTTATTTTAATGACGTTGCCATCAGCAAATACTGCAAATATTGCGGCCGGTAGATATGTGTATGATGTGGTTATTAAGAATTCTTCAAATAATATTACGAGAGTATTAGAAGGTATTGTAAACGTTCTACCTCGTGTTACAGTGTTTTAAAGGAAAACAATGCCTAATGTAACAGTTACTCCACCATCAAACATAAAAGTAGAAGTTGGTAATCAAGAAGGTGGTACAGTACAATCATTAAGTTATGGCAACAGAACACTCAAAAGTGCTTCTGATTTAATTATTGGTGACGCGCAAACTGGTTATGTTATCACCTACGATTCCGCAAATAATAATTTTGCGGTTTTACCCACTGGTGGCGTAGACACATCAAAAATTCAGTCATCATATAACCATGCCAACTCTGCATTTGATGGAGCCAATGCGGCATTTATTGTTGCAAATACAGTATCAATTGCATATTCACAAGCAAACAATTCTTTTGCAAAAGCAAATGCAGCATTTCGTGCAGCAAACTCAGCTGGTGTTTATGCAAACTCCGCTTTTGATTCTTCAAATACTGCAATCATATTGGCACAAGGTGCATATGATGCAGCAAATAATGTTGCACCACAAATAGAACCAGCATTTAATAAAGCAAACTCAGCATATACTCAAGCGAATACTGCCACCAATAATGCTGCTGGTGCATCTTTGTATGCCAATGGTGCATTTATACAAGCGAATACTGCCACCAATAATGCTGCTGGTGCAAGTCTATATGCTAATGGTGCATTTATACAAGCGAATACTGCCACCAATAATGCTGCTGGTGCAAGTCTATATGCTAATGGTGCATTTATACAAGCAAACAGTGCATATTCAGCACAAAACACCACTGGTTCTTATGCTAATTCAGCATATACTCAAGCGAACACAGCAATTACTAATGCTGCTGGCGCAAGTCTATATGCTAATGCAGCGTTCTTAGAAGCAAATGCAGCCTATGCTTTAGCAAATAATGTTGCACCACAAATAGAACCAGCATTTTTAAAAGCAAACAGTGCATATTCAGCACAAAACACCACTGGTTCTTATGCGAACTCTGCGTATGTACAGGCAAACACTGCTATTAATAATGCTGCTAGTGCTTCACTGTATGCTAATGCATCGTTCTTAGAAGCAAACACCGCTATAACCAACGCATCTATTGCTGATGGTAAAGCAGTTGCAGCAGTATCTTATGCAAACTCAGCAAGTCTATATGCTAATGCAGCGTTCTTAGAAGCAAATAGTGCATATGCAAAAGCAAACTTAGCATTCAATAATGCTGCTGGTGCAAGTCTATATGCCAATGGTGCTTTCGAAAAAGCAAATACCACACTACCATTAACAGGTGGCACAATAAGTGGTAATGTTATTATTCAAGGTAGTTTAGATGTTGCAGGGAATATCAATTTTACTGGAAACGTAAACTCAATTACTGTAACAGGCAACAGTGGACAATTCTTCGGCAACGTACCTACAGGATTTGGTGCTTTGTATGCAGGCATATCTACAGGATTTACTGCCTTAGATCAAACAGTATTTCAGATATCCAGTGATTACAACGGTTTCTCGCAACTTAATATGCAAAATATTAATTCGGGCAACCAATCATCTGCGGATTATATTGTAACTGCTGATAATGGCACACAGAATGACACATATGTGGACTTAGGTATTGCAAGTAGCACATATAATTATCCAGGTTTTGGACTAATTCACCGTAATGATGGTTACCTAATATCATATGGCAATACAGACACTGGCGGTGGCAATCTAATTGTTGCAACGGGTGCAACCAATGATATTATATTTGCTGTTGGTGGTGTGGATCATGTAAATGAAGTGATGCGTGTTAATGCACTTGGTAATAATGTATCAATTATTACCAACGTTAATTCCACAAGCAATAATACTGGTTCATTAACAATTAACGGTGGAGTAGGTATTGCAGGTAATGTAGTTGTTGATGCAGTGTATAGTAATAATTTTTATTATGCAAATGGTATTTCTATAATTAATGATGCGACATTTAACAAAGCAAACAGTGCATATGAGTCACAGAACACTACTGGTTCTTATGCTAATTCAGCATTTGGTGTTGCAAACTCATCAAGTCTATATGCGAATGGTGCTTTTATACAAGCGAATGCTGCATATGCTTTAGCAAACACAATTGCTGGTGGTAGTACGGATATATTTGCACGACAGCACGCTAATGATGCTTACACCCAAGCGAATACTGCAACTACTAATGCATCTGTTGCAGATGGTAAAGCAGTTACTGCCGGTTCTTATGCAAATTCAGCATTTGGTGTTGCTAACACCGCTGTAACCAATGCTACTGGTGCTTCATTGTATGCGAATGGTGCTTTTATACAAGCGAATGCTGCATTTGCTTTAGCAAACACAATTGCTGGTGGTAGTACGGATATATTTGCACGACAGCACGCTAATGACGCTTTTACACAAGCAAACTCAGCATACACCCAAGCGAATACTGCAACTACTAATGCATCTGTTGCAGATGGTAAAGCAGTTACTGCCGGTTCTTATGCAAATTCAGCATACACCCAAGCAAACACCGCAACTACCAATGCATCTGTTGCTGATTCTAAAGCAGTAACAGCAGGTTCTTATGCTAACTCATCATACACCCAAGCAAACACAGCTACTACC